TATATTGTCAAGGAGAATAACAAATTTGCTCACGGAAGCACCCTTAGAGATGCCTTTACTTCATTACAAGAAAAGCTATATGATGATAGTACAGAAGAAGAACGAATTGAAGCATTCAAGACAAAATTTCCTAAATACGATACCAAGTATGACAACAGAGACCTGTTCGCTTATCATCACGTCCTCACTGGTAGCTGCCGTATGGGTAGAGAATCCTTTGTAAATAACAAGGGTTTGTCTCTTGATGATAAGACTACAGTGAGAGAGTTTGTAGAATTAACCAAGAATGCTTATGGCGGTAAAATTATCAGGAAGCTGCCTAAGGCATACGGAGTAACTAATTAACTAACCACCTCTCCTTGGTGACAGCAGGGAGAGGGTAAATAGAAAGAGATATGGAAGTATTTGAATATCGTATCATAAAGATAGAAAAAGGAGCTTTCTTTATTGAATATAAGACTGCAAGGTTTGACAGTTGGAAGGAAATAGATAAACCATTCAAAACTCACACTAAAGCAGAAAACTGGGCAAGAAAGAACTTTACTATAAAATGACAAGCAATGAACAAAGAAAACATTTTATTATTGATAACCCAAGCCAAGCAGACGCTTGAAGTCTTGGATGAGAGCAAAGGGAACAATAGTACCTTTATCAAGAATCGTGTGTTAGGTATCTTGAATGATGCACTTAAAGAGTTGGAGGAAGAATAATATGGATGCAAGTAAGATTACGTTGGCATCATATATTCGATACCTACAAACTATGTACAAACGCTGTGGTAACATAAGTTTGAATAATTTAAATCATATTGAAAGAAATAAAAGAAAGGAAACAAACAATGAACAGACAGGAAGCAAAGCAGCTGTTGCCTATTATCAAGGCATTTAGTGAAGGAGAAAAAGTCGAGACTAAGACAAATACAGGTTGGGTATCAATAAACAATATGAGTTTTGCGGGAAGTCCACAAGACTACCGCATCAAGCCCATTCCTAAGTACCGCCCTTTTGCCAACGCAGAGGAGTGTATGCAAGAGATGTTGAAGCACCAACCTGTGGGATGGTTAAAACAAAAAGTAAGCAAAGTAATATATTGTATTGGAAGCTGTGATATAGAAAATATTTATGTTGGTACAACCACAAAAATACATGCTTATAATAAAGCCTTAGATGAGTTCACCTTCTATGATGGTGCTGCGTTCGGTGTTAAAGAAGAAAGCGAGGGTTGAGTATGGATGTTATATTTTATAAGCCAAATTCGGAAGATGAGCTAATTTCATTCGAGAGCAGCATTTCAAATAATAGAATCCCTATAATTGGTGAGACGGTAGTTATAGAAGGGGAATGGTACGTAGTTGACGATATTGTGACAAGCTATAAAAAACTAAAACATCAAACATATAGTACAGTTTCTGTTATACTTAAAAATGTATGAAGCAATATAAGATAGATTCAGAGCTGAGAGACAAGCTAGCCTCTTGGCTAACTGACATAGCAGACAGGGCAGACCATCTGACAAGTGGCAATGTTGCTCACAACAAGGCTTACATCAGTGGTGTTGCTCGTAGGGCTGCTGAGTATGTAACAAAACATTGTTGAACTTAAAGAAGAGTGATATGATAGAAAAGGTAATTCCAATAGACATATATAACATAGATATGCTTTTTGTTGTGGGCACTAAGGATGAACTGAAAATATCCTTAGAGAAGCATCTTGAAAAAGAAGATGCCGATGATGCCTATAACGCAATGGTAGGAGATATAGAAGATTTTACATTAGGACGTTCTGCTTACTTAAATAGTGGACAGACCGCTTTATGGCTACCCAATGCGGAAGATAAAGGTACATTGGCACATGAGATATTCCACATAGCTTGCTACATAATGGAAAAGGTAGGCATCTGCTTATGTCATGAGAGCGATGAAGCCTATGCCTACCTGATTGGTTACATCACCAATAAGGTGAATGAAGTTCTTAACCCTTCTTCTGGCGATGCTCAGTCACAGTAGTAGCCTTATGTGTGTCAGCATAATGCTGAGATACAAAACGACCAGTTTTAGCACTACGCTGAGTGTAACAGTTTTTGTTTTTGACATATTAATACGTATTAAATTATGTGGCAATATTGCCATTATGCTCACAGCAAATGGTATGCCAAAATAAATTATTAAGATATGAAATTACAAGATATTAAATTCAAGGCAAAGAGCCTCTTAGATGGTAAATGGATTGAAGGTGACTTAATGCGAATAGATGGACTGTGTCTTATTCGTAATAGCACATCAATAACAGAGGTTGACCCCCACCACCGTCTGCCAGTACACAGAAGTAGTTGATGTATATAGTGATAAAGAACTTTGGGAGCATGATTTACTTAAAGATACCAAATATGGCATGATATATGAAGTTTTGTATGACAATATAAATGGCTGTTTTTCTGTTAAGCCAACATCAGGCAAATGGCAACATACTTTAAAACTTCTTAGTGTTTTTATTCGTAGTTATGACTATATTAATCTAGGCTCAAAGTTCGACAAGGAGGTGTAGAAATGAAAGCTAGCGAATTTATAGCAACTCTTCAAGAACACATGAAGAAATATGGTGACCTGGATTTGCTTTTTAGAAATCCAGATTGCAAAGGGTACAGAAAAGCATATATACATCGTGCACTCTGTAATGATTACCCATACAAAGTATTTGTTATTGATTTGGATAAGTAGTAGTAATATGAGAAAGATACTATATATACTGGTAGCTCTAGCTGTGGTGAGCTGTAGTGAAAAAGTGAAAGCAGAGCATAAATACACAGTTATCAGCAACAACTACCAAGATACTTGTGAAGTGTCTGCTAGTGATTGGCGTACTCATGATATTGTAGTTCCTGATGGTTGGCATAATAAGGTTGTAGGAACTAGTACTATATTTTACTCATCTAAAGGGGACAGTAAAGTGATTAACGTAAACAAAATAATTGCACAATGAAACAACTTTATTTAGGAATGAAGAATATCCTATGTGATATATCTTCTGATAAGTATCTACATTTTATTGTATGTATGATACTGACATTATTAATAGCTAAGATTACGAATGAAGTATGTACCCCATTAGCAGTAGTCTTTAGTATTGGAGTATTAAAGGAACTCTTTGATAAATTTATTATGAAAGAGAAATTTGACTTTGATGACTTAGGGGCTGATGCTTATGGTATATTAGTAGGAATAGTAATATTGATTATATAAATAAGAATCCTCACATAGCTCAATAGGTTAGAGCACTCGGCTTATACCCAAGTGGTTGGGAGTTCAAGTCTCCCTATGAGGACTATTACTTAAAGGGTTAGAATAGATTAAACAAGGAGTAATAACGATTGGTTGTTGCTCCTTTGTTTATATCTTTGCAACTTAAATGTATAACTTTTAAATACTAAGAATATGAATGGATGAAGCTAAGTTTAATATTGGAGATATTATAGTCTCCAAAGAAGGTTATAGGGGATTGGATAAAGCTATAGTAACAAAGATAGATGACAAGAACTACTATCTCAAGATTCTATGTGGTACTGCAATTCTTCCTATAGGAGCACAAATAAACTATAAACTATTAAATGAAGAATAATATGGAACAGTATATAAACTATGCAAGCACTCAGTTGATGGGTAGATGCACTTACAATCCTACTACAGGTAAAGCTGATTATGAAAGTTTTAGTAAGTACTATAAAGATACAAAGCAGCAAAGAACTCTTTAAACAATATCATTATGAAAGCAAGAAAAAGATACATTGCATTTTATAAGATTAGATATAACAGATTCATTCCTTATCTTCATGAGTATGGAATGATGTGTACAAGAACTTGGTGGAGTTGCTTCAAGTTAGGTTTTAAGCATGTTAGGCAAGGTAAGGCTACATTCTTTATAATTGAGAAGGATAGACCTAAGAAACATTAAGGCTTATCTTAAGAGTTTGTTATCATAAAATTTAGATTCTTGTAATTGACCATATAATGCGTAACTTTGCATCAGAATTGAGTAAATGATGATGTTAGTAATCGCATGATAAAATGATTGAAAATGTTTTGCCTCTACCATCTGTGAAGACAGTAGAGGATTTGGTCCTGTAGTTTAACTGCATAAAACATCCCTCTCCTAAAGGGAAGATGTAGGGGTTGGAGTCCCCTCTGGACCACTAAGTTTCAAACAGTTAAAGTAAAAGATTATGGTTTGGTTTTTAGTTGCTTTTGTATATGTAATGATTGGAGTTGTAACCTACAAGTATATGAATGACAAGTGGGATAACACCAAGTTTGAGAAAGTATGGTTCAGTTGTGTATGGGTAACTCTCATTCCTCTGTATATCGTACATCTCCTGCACAACAAGAAATAAGCAGGATGCTCCCTTAGCTCAGTGGATTAGAGCAGCTTACTTCTAATAAGCAGGTCGTAGGTTCAAGCCCTACAGGGAGTACCAAGAATCATAATATCTAAATTTTATTAGTTAATGGATTGTTAACAGTAAGCTATAAAGAGTTATAGCAGTTGTTTGTTTAGTAAAATAGATTATTATTATTTCATCCTCCTTGCTGAGATAGCTGGGAGGATTTTTAGTGTAAAGACAATGGTATATCGTCTTGATATGCTATAATATATAACTTAATTCTTTAAATAATGAGTACAAACAAAAAATGGACTGCCTCAGAAGATGAGATTCTCTTGCAGTCAGTAAAGCAAAGTCCACAAAATCTTAGTAGATGTTTCCTATCAGTAGCACAGAACATTGACAGAAGTCCAAGTGCAGTAGCTAATCATTGGTACACAGTAGTATAAAAGAGACCTGATACCACATGCTTCTTTACTGCATCATCAAAACACCTGTCAAAAAACAGAAAGAATGGTGCAGGGGTTGAGATAAACAGAAGCATCTGGCAAAGATTTATGCAAATAATCAGAAACTTATAGCTTATGATAGTAGAAGATAACATTAGGTCTCTCCTATCCCAGTGGAAGGAGAGGCTAAGTAATGAAAGTTACTCCGAGGAATATAGATGTGCCCTTGGAGAGTGTATGTATGACCTACAGAACATCCTTGATAAGATTAAGAAGGAAGAGGCAGCTAACCTTCAGGAGGTAATAGCTAATCTTCCCTCTAAGGAAGTAGAGGATTATCTCATGCAACAAGAGGCAGATGAATATCTAGCATCAATGGAGGCTCATGATTCATCAGCTGCCTAAGTTATAAACATTAAGTTAAGAGAAGAAACAGAATAAATAAATAGACAATGAAGAAGGTAGAAGTGAGTTGTGGATGTGCATTATGGATTATGATGATTGTGGGAATGATATGTCTTACTTGCATCAAATGCTGTGCTCAGACAACTCATGTGACATTGACCTATTACCAACCAGTCAGGAGCCAATGTGATAACAATCCATTGGTAACTGCTGATGGTAGTAAGATTAACTTGCATCATTTGAGGAACAATAGAATCAAGTGGTGCGCAATCTCTAGGGATTTATTATATCTCTTTCCAAAAGATAAGCCAAAGAGAGTGTCTATCGAGGGTTTTGGTGTCTATCAAGTCAAGGATGTAATGGCTAAAAGACATCATCACAGGATAGACATTCTCATCCATCCTAAGGACAGCAGGAAAATATCAATAAACAATGTTAAAGTAAAGATATTAAAGTAATGGAAAGTAAATTTAATGTAGGTGACAAGATAGTTTATCAAGACAACAATGGTAAGTTTGTTGAGGGTACAGTAAAGGAAGTTTGGTTCTCATACTTTGTAGAATCCAATGATGAATTACATTCTCATCAATGTGTCTCACAAGATAAAGCCTACAAAGATAAACAGGAAGTAATAGAAAATCTAGGATTAAATGACTAAGGATTATTCAACAATACCTGAGATATGGTATTCTTAAATGTATATAGATATGACAAGAGAAGAAGCTAAGAAGGCTTGTTTTGCAAGCTTGAAGAAGTCCAATTTCACTTTATTGGAACTACCTACTGGATTTGGAAAAACCTTCACTGCAATCCAGATGGTAAATCACTTGGTAGAGACAAAATATAAGGGAAAGCAGACCTCCATGCTTCTCCTTGTTGCTAAGATAGTACATAAGCAGACTTGGCAGGATGAGTTTGATAAATGGGGAGGCATCAAAGTGGATAATCTTACCATAGAGTGCTATGAGTCATTGAAGAAGCACCAGTATGAGTCTTATGACATCATTGTTGCTGATGAGGGGCATCATTTAAACAGCGATAAAAGGCTAGATTTACTCAGTACCCTTACTTATGGTAATTTCATTGGTCTTAGTGCTACCTTTCCAAAGAAACTCAAGCAATATTTTCAGTATGCATATCATGCTGACATAGTATCATGTGACCTTGGTGATGCCATTGAGGATGATGTTCTTCCTGACCCTCAGATAGTATTGTTACCTCTTGAACTGGACAATACCAATTCTACAGAGGAAATAGAACTTAACCCTAAAACTAAGGGCAAGATATACTATGGTAATTATGCTGAGTTATGGAAGTATAAGAAGATGAAGGTTCATGCTTTTATTTCCTGTACAGAGAAGCAAAGGTTGCTGGAATATAATTCTCAAATTTTATGGGAGAAGAATCTATATTCAAGGAATAGGCAGGACTTCTTCAAGAACAGATGGCTGCATGATTGTGGTGAGAGAATCAAGTACCTAGCTAATCTAAAGAATGATGTGGTAAAGGATATTCTCAAGAAATTATCCAAGGAAAGAACCATTACCTTCTGTAAGACTATTGAACAAGCAGATTATCTTGGTAAGCATAGCATCCATTCAAAGAACAAAGAGTCCGAAGAGACATACAATGCCTTCAATGCAAGGAAGATAAATCATATTACGTCTGTTAATGTCCTTAATGAGGGAGCAAACCTAGTAGATTGTAAGTTTGCTATTTTTGCCAACTATTCCTCATCAGAGATATGTAGTGTTCAGAGATGTGGAAGGGCATTGAGACACAAGTCTCCTGTCATTATTCTACCTTTTTACAAGGGTACTAGAGAAGAAGAGATTCTTACTAGTATGATTGAAGGATTCAACAGAGATAATATCATTGTTATTCATAATGTTGATGCCTTGGGACAATTTACAAAAAATAAATGATTTCATAGACAATAAATAGTAATATAATACGTTTATGGAAATAGAAACATAATCTAAGTAATTTGCTTTGAGCATATTGAGTTATCACAGAATCAGTTATCTTTGCATAAAAATAAAAGCATTATGGCAAATAAGAATAAAAGATATACAAGAGAGTTTAGTTATACTAGACCTATTATGTATCAGGGGGAAGCATATCCCTCTGCTGATTCTGTGATAACTGATGAGCTTGGCAACAAGACCAATGGAACTATCTTTACAGATGCCTATGGTCAGTACTATACAAAGGATAAAGAAAACAATATCTTTCCAGTGATGCCTGTGGAGAACCTTGACGAAGTTACTATAACTGCCAAGAATAAGAGAGAACCTTTGTTGTTTAATCATTACTTGACAGTGAATGATAACACAAGAGTGAACAACCTACCTCATAGAGAATATAATACACATCTCAAGGCTAATACTGAGAGAGGTGCTAGAGAACATGCTTTATGGGATAAAGAGCATCCTAACCTATCAGCATGGAGGGATGCAGCTACAGCAGTACCACTTGCAGTTGCTGCTACCCCTATAGTGTTAGGTACTGGGCAAGGACTCCTTGGCACTACAGCAGGTCAAGCAGTTAAACATGGACTGACAGCTCTTATGGAGAATCCTTATGTAGTAGGTGCTAATGATGTACTTGGATTGGGGTTTGCAGGAAAGGGTGCTTATGATGTGACACAAGGTAAGTTTACTCCTGAGACTGCTATGGAATTAACAGGCTTCTATCCTTTTGGTAAGTCTCTTACAGGATTGACTAAATCTAGGAAGATAAATAAAGGAATGGAAAATATTCTTGCAAACAGCAATAACTCTAACCCTTTTATCAATGAAGATATAGTATTCAACTATAAACAAGACCCTTTAGAGATGCATTATGCAAGAGCTAAGGTTAAAGGTTATAGTCCTAATAGAATAGAATATTATAACTTAACAGAGGATTCTAATAAGAATATGCAACTTATGCAAGAGTTAGCACCAATGTATGATGCTACTCCAGAAGAACTATTATCAGCATATAGAAATCATTTAGCTACAAGAAGTGGTCATGCAGCAACTTTAATGGATAAAAGAAATACTATAATTCATGATGGAATGCTTCCTAAGTCTCATGCTAGTGCTATTCTCTCACATGAAGTAGATCATGCTTTACACATACCAGATGAACCTGTACCTGATGGAACATTTTTCCCCAGGATTAAGCTAGGTGGAGATTATTTTACAAGAAATAATAATACAGAGGTAGCAGCAAGAGGAAGTCAATTACATGATTACTTTGGACATACAGGGTCAGAACCTATTACAGCGGAAGAATTGAAATATGCCAAAGAACATTATGTCAAAGACACAGGTATTAATAACAATATGAGTAATATGTTGTGGAGTATTAATGATTATGATGCTTTAGCTAAGTGGATGACAAAGTATTCTACTGGCATTGTACCATTAGGAATTATAGGTAATAATCAATTAAGCAATAATGAATAGTATGTATATGATAACTGGTGACATTCATAATGATGAAGATGCTAAAAAAGCATTAGATAATACATGTAAGCATTACAAATCTATATATAAAAAAATATTAAGTAGTATTAGCCATAAAGACCTAACGTTTTTAAATGCTAAAGAATGGTTCAAGAACCTTCCTTTACGTTATGCAAATAATTATTATCCTGAGGAAGTTAATCAAGTAATAGATGAATGCTTCAAACTATTATATGATTATTGCATAAAGGAACAAATTATAGATTCAAATATTACTTATGTAGAGTTTTATGATGGAAAAGGGCTTTGTAATGAAGATTATCCTATAAGTAGGTGGTATGGAGAGAATGGTCCTCTAGGAAGATTATTAGACTAAAATATATTTATTATAAATAAAGGCACAATCCTTAACTGGGTTGTGCTTTTTGTATTTATATACCCTTAAATAATTAAGATATGGACATAACAATCAACAATGAGGTGCTAAAGAAAGAGCATCTTACCATGGGTGAGTTCCTTGTGATGCTCATGGGATTCTACAATGTGAGATATAAGGACTGTTTTGACAGCTTAGTGGATAAGAAGATAATCTATAAAAATGTCTTTGACAAGGATGACATGGTTCTATCAGATAACACAAGGAACTTGATTACCAATATCCTTATGAAGTCTGACAAGAGAATGTCCAATAGTAACATTGATTTTACGAAACTTGCCAAGAAATTGCAAGACCTATACCCTACTGGTTGTAAGTCTGGCACTACCTACTCTTGGAGAGATAACACAGAGACTATAGCTGATAAGTTGAGGGCTTTGGTAGTAGTACATCATTTCTCTTTTACAGAGGAAGAAGCTATCAAGGCTACCAAGGAATATGTAAGTTTCTTTGGTGAGGATAAAGGGAATATGCAATTATTGAAGTATTTCATCCTAAAGACAAAGAAAGATGGTGACATAGAATCTATGTTCATGACCATCATAGAAAATAATAGATAATATTTTAAACTTTAAATAATATGAGCAACAAGAATTTTACAGAGACTTTTAAGTTAAAAAACATTAGTATTGATTATAAAATCAATGAAGAGAAAGGTATTGTAGTAGCCATTGAGAAATTTGATTTTCCAAGTGGTTTCAAGAAGAAATACAATGACCATATCAAGACCACTGGTGTAGCCAAGGTTAATAAAGAGGCAGGTGAAATCTTTAATGCTGAGATTGGTAAGAAGATTGCAAGAGCTAAGGCTGAGAAAGAGGCATTCATCCAATTCAAGCTTAGAGTTCTTGAGATGAAGTGTAAGTTGGAAGGATTGCTGACAATCACCAACAATACCATTGACAAGATGACTACCAACATTCAGCATCAGAAAGAATACATTAAATCATTTTAATCATGAAGATAATATTAGATGAAAAAGCATGTCTCAAAAAAAAGTTAACCTTGCAGGAAGCACTCATTGCAGCAGCTGTAAGCATGGGAAATTTCAAAGGAACCTTTGATAACTTGATTAATAGGCAAGTTCTAGGTATCACAGGACAAAGCATAAACTCTGAATGGGAAAACATCATCAAGGGACTAATTGGCTCTGATGATGATGAAAGACTTGCTGCATTAGCTGTAAAGGTACAGGAATGTTTCCCTAAGCAGAAAATGGTCAATAACTATGGTCAGGAATCACCATTCTATTTCAGATGCAACAAGACTGAGATTAAGAATAAACTCAAGAAGTTCTTGGAAGTATATGGTGAGGTATCTGATGAAGACATCATTGATGCCACCAAGAGATATGTCAACTCCTATGCTCCTAAGGGATACAGAGGCATGAGACTTGCAAAGTATTTCATCTTAAAGGATGACAGGAAACTATCAGCAGATGATGAAGTTCATGTTGAGCAACTTTCAGACTTGGCTACCTTCTTGGAAAATAAGACTGAGGAGAAAGCAGAGGATATTGTTGATGGTGACGATTGGTTAATGAATAGTAGGAACTAACATGGATAAGGAAACATTGAAAGGTATTCTAGACCCATACTACCCTACTCTTCAAGAGATGATGTGCAATCTAAAGGAACATACCTTAGGAGGAGATGTAATCAAGGTAAACACATCAGCAGGAACAATAACAATTAGATTATGAGTTTAGTTCAAAGAGTATTACAAAATGCAGAGGAAAGGAGGAAAAGGATTCTTAGTGGAAAAGTTAATTGCATACCATCTCCTTTCAAGACCTTTAGATATGACTTTCCGGGAGTGGAATTAGGTACCTATTATTTAGTGTCGGGAAGTGCTAAAGCTTCTAAGTCTAAGATAACAAATTTCTTATTCCTCTATAATACAATCTTATATGCTTATGAACATCCAGAGTTAGTTAAGGTAAAGATATTCTATGCTCTTCTTGAAGAGAAAGCTGAAAATATTACAGGCAAGTTTATTTGCTATTTACTATATAAGCTATCAGGAGGTAAAATAAGGATAGACATTAAGACATTTAAATCTGTAGATGAGGGAAGAATACTTTCTGCTGATATACTTGAGTTATTAAATACTCTTGAATATCAATCTATACTTAATTTTTATGAAGAACATGTAGATTTTATTGTGGATAGGAATCCAACAGGTATCTATCATACATTGGAGAAGTATGCAGAAGCCAATGGAACTATTCATAGGAAGAAAGTAAAAGGGTATGATAAAGAAGTGTTTGACTATTATGAACCAAATAATCCAGAAGAATATGTAATGTGCATTATAGACCATATAGGGTTAGAAATTAGCCGTCCTTAACAGTAATGTTTAGGATTATTAAGGAGCAAAGTCGGTGGATTTTAAGGGTTTTATTAAGTACTTTAGTTTCTGTTTCAATTAATGTAACTTTGTACCATAATTATAAACTATATAAGTATGGAAGATAAAAGTTACATGGAGTATAAAATATGCGCTCCTAGAGACCCAAGGTTTATTCAAATGTTAGTAGATGAATACAACAATACTAATATCTCTCTAAAAGATTTAAGTAAGAAGTATCATACTGATGCTTATTATGAATTTAAAATTCATAATATTCCAATTAGACCTAAGGGTGTGCAGAGAAGTTTAACTAGAATAAATTGTATAACCTTAAATTGGAACTTTGAGTCTATAGAAACAGAAGAACAAGCATATATTACAGGACTATTATTTGCAGATGGATATACTAGTCATATGCAAATAGGTCTAAAATTAAAAAGAAGTGATAAAACATTATTGAAAAGAGTAAAAAACTATTTTTCTCCAAATATAACTATTCAAGAACAATCAAATGGTTTTGGTTTTGTAATATCTTCAGATATTGCTTGTAAAAATTTAAAGCAACTTGGAAAAGTTAAAACTGGAGAACCTATACATATTCCTCAAATGAAGGATTCTTTAATTAGACATTTCATTAGAGGTTACTTTGACGGTGATGGTACAATATTTGTCTGTAATAATAATAATGTAAAATTTTTCAAGTCCAATATTTGTTGTGTTACTACAAGTATTCTAGAAGAATTTCAGCAACAGTTACAAGCCAATGACATTTGTTGTACTATCAATAAAGAAAATAGGAAAGGTAAAACAATGAGAGTTCCAGAAGGAACTTGTATTTGTACTTTTGATATGTATAGATTATTCATTCGCAAGAAAGACTCAATAAAAAAGTTTTATCATTATCTTTATGATAATTGCAATATATACATGGAAAGAAAAAGAAAAGTATTTGAAGACAACAAAGAGCTGTTCAATTATATAAGACCTAAGAAAATACCGAGCTAACTTAGTGGATTGCGAAAGGCTACTAAGTAGTGTAGAGCATAGGAGATGAATAAATATAATTCTCCCAAGAGTGTTCCTCACCCTTTTTTACCTAAGGAGGGTGAATATATATGCCGACCTTATGGGAAACCATAAGAACTATAGGATAAAAAGCCTGTAGGATAACAAAGTGTAATTAGCACAGAACGTGGTATGGACTTAAGAAACTCTATCAAAAAATTATCCGAGTATCTTAAGATAGTTCGTAATAAATTCAACTATATACCAGTAGTAGTACAACAGCAAAATTCTGAGAACAACTCACTTGAGGCATTTAAGGCAAATAAAATTCGTCCCTCACAGAAAGGGTTACTGGATTGCCAAGACACCTCACGCGACGCAGACCTATTTTTAGGTATAACTTCACCGTATGCTTGGGAATTAAAAGATTACTTGCATTATGACATAACCAAATTAAAAAGCTATGCAAAATTCTTGGAGGTTGTACAAGGAAGAGATGGAGAAAGTAATGCCATCCTTGGTATGTATTTTGATGGAGCGACAGGATATTATGCACCACTTCCAAAGTATGACAATCTAGAGCAACTTAACAAGGTATATCAGTTAATCAAAAAGAATCAAGAGAATACATCTAAGTAGCTTTCTTGGTTTAACATAGTAAAATCAAAAGCAAGATACTTAAGATACTTATCCTAAGTATATTTGCAGTCCAATAACAATTTAAATAATAAAGAGTAGAAAAAAAATGGCAACAATTATTGCAATTTTAGGAGCCTCTGGTGATGGTAAGACAACATCTACTATCATTAATCCAGATGGCAAGTTTGACCTTGAACATTATCAAGGTATGGATCCAAAGAGTCATTTTATCATTAACCTTGATAGAAAAACTCTTCCTTTCCCAGGAGGTATGTGGGACACAGAACATAAGAATTATATAGAACCTACGGATTTTGCAGGTATTAAGAAGGCACTTGAATATTGTGCTAAGACAGAAAGCATCAAATCTGTAGCTATTGATACAGTAAACATCTATCTTGCTATGAAGGAGTTTAATGACCGCAGAAAAATGACTTTTGATCAATGGAGAGATGTGGCAAATGATATTATTGAGCTTAATATCCTCTGTAATACTACTCTTCGCAAAGACCAAATTGCCTATATCTTTGGTCACACTATGTTTCAAACACAGCAAGATGGTACAGAGAAAATGGTATTCTCAGTTATTGGCAAGAAACTTACAAAGACTCAGCCAGAAGGTTTCTATCCTATTGTTCTTATGACAAGAGTAGAATATGGTAATGATGGTGCTAATAAGTATTTCTTCCAAACAAAGGCTAACCACTCATCAGCAAAAACTCCATTAGGTCTCTTCAATGACTTTGAGATTCCTAACAGTCTTAAGTTAGTAGATAGCAGAGTAAGAGAATACTATAAAATGTAAATAATTCGTATATAGGAGTACTCTAAGAATACCTTAGCAGGATATTTATAGATAAGATAAAGTAGATACCTTTTCATAACTTTGCAATTATTAAAATTGTAAAGATTATGAAATTAAATGAGACAAAATCTTTTTTAAGAATTCCTGTAATTTATGGTATTCAAAATACAAAGAGCTGTAAATGGTATATTGGAAGTTGTATTGACATGAAAGACAGATTTCAACGCCATAGATACTATCTAAGACATAATAGTCATCACTCTCCAAAATTACAAAGAGCTTATAATTTATATGGAGAAGATTCTTTTGAAGTTCATATTTTGCATTTCTTACAAGAAAATGAGGATAGATTTATTTTAGAAGAACAATATATTAAAGATTATGATAGTGTAGCAAATGGCTACAATATACTAGATAAATGCAAACATGTGGATGGTTTTACTTTTTCTATGAAGGCAAAAGAGCATTTCCTAGAATATATTAAAACATTAGAAAAATCTGTTATTGCAATAGATAGATTCTCTGGAAATATAGATAAAACATTTGAATCCATAACACAAGCTGCAAAATACTTCAATACTAGTACTTCTAATATTAGTAGGGTTTGTAAAGGTAATCTTAATTATATCAAGGATCATGTGTTTGTTTATACCAAAGACTTTGAAGAAACAAAAGATTATAGAGTACAAAATCATTGGAAAGGAAAACCTAAAAGTGAAGCTCAAAAAGAGAAAATGCGAAGAAATAGCAAATTAAATTGTCCTATTTATAAGTATGATTTAGAGAATAATCTCATTAGCGAATATTATTCAATCTCTGATGCAGCTAGACAACATAATATGAGTGCTGATTCTTTAAGGTATCAAATAAATAAGCATCAAATAGTTAATGGTTTCCTATTTTCACGAGTAAAAGTAAACAAAACATTATAAACAACAATTTAAAATATCAAGATTATGGAAAAAAGAATTTCATTTGATCAGTTTCAGTCAGTAAAGCGTGTAGCACAGGCATGTAATCCTCTTATTGTAAAGAGAAATAAGATTAAAGAGAAGATTGAGAAACTTGCTAAGGAATACAAGGACTATGATACACAAGTTGCTTCCTTGGAGGCAGGTATTAAGCAGGTAATTGGTTTCCGTGTAGAGGAGCTTGTAAAGAAAGTAATTGAGCCTGGTGTAGATGCTAATGGTCAGCCTAAGAAGACCACCAAGTATCTTCCTACAGACATTGTATCTTATGATGAGCAGCACAAGCAGTTTGTCATTTCCCTTCCTAACCCAGAAAATACTGCAAATCCCTCAGTTGAGAGTGAAAGTACAGAAACCTCAAATGAGGAAAATAAAATGGAAGCCCCAACTGATGTTGCAGAGGAGGAACCTACTACAGATGCACCAATCTTTGAGTAACAAACAATAAATATATTAACAAATATTCACAATTTAAATTTTAAATCAAACAGTTATGATTAACAAAGTAAATTATTGCCTTCTTGCCATTGGCAAGACACAGGAATCAACAGAGACAGCAGAGTTCAAGAAGTATATTGGAGTAGGTTCTTCATTTGTAGTGGCAGTAAACCCTACAAAGAAAGAACTTGAGACAATTTATGGTAGAGAAATGACTAATGACCCTGAATATGTAGTTGACACTGATAATGGCAAGGAAGCACGTATTACATTTGTGGTAAAGACAGACCCTAATACCTGCAATGGTGTTGAATTACTCAACAGAGTAATGTTCACCTTACGTAATACCCCTGCTTATAACAGAGACCAAACTAAAGTACAGGTTATTGATAAGTATGGCAATGTTACATGGACAGATGTTGAGACTGCCAAGGCAGGTAATAAAATCGTTACACCTAATGGTCATGATGCTAAGATTGCCACAGGCTATCGCATGGCATGTGTAGGTGAGGCAGACCTTGTAGGATTTTTGAAGTCTTATCTCTGTGTAGGGGATGTCTTTAACTATGTGAATGGAGCTTGGGTACTGAAAGATGATGCTGAGAATTATGTTTTTGGTCTTGAGCACATCAAGGACTATTTCACAGGTGATTTCTCAGAGATTAAGGAAGCCATCAAGCTTCAACCAAACAATAAGGTAAAGCTTCTCTATGGTGTACGTACAACTGATGAGGGTAAACAATATCAAGCTGTAGCTACTCGCAATGGTATGGTTCTTCGCAATAGCGCAGGTTCCAATGCTCTCGCTAGATTGGAGAAAGAGCTTGCTAGTGCAAAGGAAGCTGGTAGCTATTCCAATGTAGAATATAAGGTTCAGGAACTTACAGAGTTTGATGTAAAGGCTACAGACCTTTCTTCTGCCCCATCTGAGGATTCTACATCTACAGATGATGACCTTCCTTGGAATTAATTGTAAATAAATAACTTTCAAAGTAATAATCTTATGGTAATAGGTAAAACCTCTCCTAGTACTATTTCAAAGACAGAGATATTCAGTAAGTTCAGTGAGGCGCAGGTATTAAATACTGTGCTTCCTGAAGTTACAGAGATTCCATGTCTCATTAACTCCCCATTAAGAGTTGACAAGCATCCTTCCTTTAGAATATATATGAGTGAGCATAATCACATCAGATATATAGACTATGCAACAAATGACAAGGGAACATTGCTTGAACTATTGTGTAAGTATTGGAATTGCACATTCAATCAAGCATTAGATAAAATCTGCAAACTAATGATAAAGGATGACAATGTGGTCATTAAGCCAAAGCAGATAAAGACCTTCACCAGAAAGGAGACTAATCAGATGTCTAAGATTGAGGTGAAGGTTAGACCTTGGAGAGACTATGACTATGAGTATTGGGAATCCTATGGCATCACTAAGCCATGGTTGAAATATGCAGAGGTTTATCCTATCTCCTATAAGATTATTACCAAGAAAGATCCTACCACAGGTAAGAGTAGCAGATATATCTTCCCAGCAGACAAATATGCTTATGTCTACATAAATAGAAAGGAAGGTAAGTTACAAATGAAAATCTATATGCCATTTAATACGAGAGGTTTTAAATGGTGTTCCAAGGCTGACAAAAGTGTCATAGACTTATGGACTAAAATCCCTGAATATGGGGATAAAGTTATAATATGTAGTTCCATGAAAGATGCATTATGCATTAGTTGCAATCTTCATATACCTACCCTATCCTTACAAGGAGAAGGTTACAGCATGTCTCAGACAGCCATCAATGAGTTAAAGAGAAGGTATAAGAAGATATTCATATCATTTGATACAGACATTCCTGGTAGGCAAGACTCTGCTAAGTTGGCAGAGGAAACAGGTTTCATTAATATAGTTCCTGACCTAAGGGAATGCAAGGACTATAGTGATGCTTTCAAAGCTTATGGAAAAGAATGGTTTGTAAAAACCTTAAAAGACCTATTCAACTAAACTACAGAAACACACTAATCATTAATTTAAAAATATTTTAAAAAGAAATTATTATGGAAAGAGAAATTCTTATTGCAAATACAAAGACACAGAAAAGAAGTAAGATTACTAGTAGTGCAATGACACTTGGTGAGTTGAAAGCAGACTTGCGTGCAAAGGGCATTGATTATACTGATATGACCTTCACTGAGGGAATCTCAAAAACTCAGTTGCTTGATGATGCTACACAGCTTCCTCAGAATGTAATGTATAAGGGACAGCCTACCAACAATTTGGTTATTCTTCTTACCAATACAAAGAAGAAGATTGCCTCTGGTGCAATCAATAGAAAGGAAGCTTATACACTCATCAAGGAGGCTGGATTACAAGAAGCAGTAAAAACTAAGTTTGGCAAGAACTTTACACAGGTATCTACAGAAGATTTGATTCATACATTAATGGAAAATGGTGTAAAGATATATGATACTACACCAAAAGAGGTTTCTAAAGAAGAGCCTAAGGAGGAAGCTTCTACTGAGGAAGAATCAAAGGATATAGAAGAGGAGGAATACTATGAGGACGAGGATAATTATACCCTAAAGGATTTCATTACTCAAGTATGCCCAGATACTATCGAGGATACACTTGTCATACATATTGCATCTCTTGCAAAAAACAATGCCATTAGTGTAGATAAACTTCAAGAGTTGAAGAATGACATTGACAATATCATTAATCTTCTCAATAAGAAGGAAAAGCAGGTTTCAAATCCTATAAGTACATCTGATGGTAGCATCAATGATGATGATATTGATGACATGATTAATGACATCATGTAATCTGACTGTTTGGTATTTTGATTGTATAGGGAGTAGGGATTAAGTTCTTTACTCCCTTTTATTTTAACTTAAAACAATATCATTATGCAATACACAATCAATCAACTATACCAGCATATTTACGAAAAGGTAGATAACATCTATGATATATTCAAGGGATTCTTTGGCGAAAATAATGTAGATTTACAGTACACAATTGCTAGAAATACAGTAATATCATACATTATAGCTGAACTACAGCGTAAGAATGTAGACCTAGACCTTAAAGACCAGGAATATAATACAAGCTATGATGTTCCTGATAGTGCCCTAGAGTCTCTGGAAGCCTTCTTTGCTCTGAATAAATCAATTATCTATGTATGGTGGAACAGGGTTAAAATTACCAATGAGAACAATAAGTCTGTCACTATCCAAGACCTTTATGCAAAGATTGAGGTGCAAATGAATGGCAGAATTCCTTATGAGAATCATGGATTTCTTCTTAATAGAGCTACTTATAGCAAAGAACAGTTCCTAAGTGACTATATGCATAGTCATATCTGTGAAATACCTAAAGACGATTTTACTAAATTTGAGAAGCCATGTCTAGGTACTGGACCTATCAATGGTACCATTATGACATTAAAGAATGATTATGATGAGGTTACTTGGATGCTATTCTGTGATGAGTTATCCTTGTATGTTACAGTAGAATCTTTAACAGGAAGACCTTATAAATATCTAGAACATATAGGATACAGAGAAAGGCTTTATAGATACAATGGCTTTGATTTTACCAATAATGCGTATGCTAAAAAATTCTATATATGTTTCTCTAAGGAGGACTTTATAAAATTTATCAAGTATTATCTACAGAAAGGGCATTTATCTATTACCTATAAGAATGGCAAGTACTCATGTGGTATGCCATATTATGAATATATCATAGATATTAGTAATGCATTCATTGATTATTACAATGCTTATCTTATAGGTAAAGAAAATTCAGATAGACTGTTTAACTGTGGTATACTTAACTATGTATTATTTGTCAATGGTAAATTCTATAGGAATGAAAATACTACTTGTAGAAATCTAGATAGATATAGGAATAACTTCGTTCTTAACTTTAAAGGCAAGGATATATACACAACCATTACAGAGGATGCAGAAAGCGAGAGTACTTTAACTACTGTCATAGATAATGATATAGCTATGTATATCCTGAAATCAATTCTTAGAATAATTAATTTTAGATACAATAAAAATGAACATAAATTCACAACAGCAGGAATCAATCAAGGAACTTCCACAGTTAAAGAAAGGATCAGCTACCTATAAGCTTATTGTTCCTGAGAAGGTAGAAGAGAAGATTAGGTATCTACTTAGGAAGTTCCCATCTACAGAATGGTCTGGAGTATTATTCACCAAGCATACAGGTACTTTTGAGAACAATGACTTGGTTATTACTTGTGAAGACCTATATCCTATGGACTTAGGTACATCAGGTTGGACAGAGTTCAAGATGAATGAGGATGTATCAGCTTATATGGCTGAAAACATAGAGCTGTTTGATTGTGATGTAGCATTAGTGCATTAACTTGTGAGTGCACATTAAATTGGGTGAATTGCTGGAAACTGGTTGACAAACCACAATCAGCAGCCAAGCTTAGTGGATTAAAATCCCTTTGAAGGTTCAACGACTAACAAATATTTATTGTAATTAACAAGCCTAGAGTTTGATATGAATAAAGTAGAAAAAGCAACATTAATTGGTTTAGTACTAGGAGATGGTCATATAGACTGTTCTAAGAATAAAGGTATATATACAAATTCTGCAATAACATTTATTCATTGTAAAAAACAAAAAGAATATTTAGAATGGAAAGCAGATTTGTTATATAAAATATTTGGAGGTAATAAACCAAAAGTTATTGAGTTTACTAATAATGGGTATAATGGAGTAAAAATGATGAAATCTAATAAATATTTTAGAATACTCCATAAATATCTATATAAAAATGGCAGAAAAACCATACCATTAAAAGCATTAAATCGTTTAACACCATTAGCATTAGCAATATGGTGGATGGATGATGGGTGTTTGTTTGCTAAAAAAAGAAATAATAAAATACATGCTTGGGAACTTTATCTTAATACTTATTTATCAGATGAAGAAAATCAAATAATTATTAATTATTTTCAGCAAAGATGGAATATATTATGGAAGATAAACCATGATAAAGGACGTAGTAGATTAAGATGTTCTACTAAAGAAGGTAGAAAATTTCTTAATATAATACGTCCTATAGTAAACAAAATACAATGTATGCAATATAAAGTTATAAATATTTGACACGAGTGCCCAACCCTACAGATTATTTCGTAGGTGATGATATAGTCTGAACTTGTTTATATTTGTCATAGGAAGGATGATTTACTCTTTGTAAAAATCTATCATGCTTCCTTTTATAATAAAATGGAAGATGCTCATAGCATTGAAATAATCTATAAGTATCTTTTTTACGTGCAAAAGATAAAGAAGGTATGGAATCATATTGATGTATATGCTTCTTATCTATCTTTAGATGTTCACATATCCCTTCAAGAATAGCATGGGTACCTCTAATATTAATATACATTGTATTATCTTGACATAAGACTCCTGAGGATTTTCGTACAGAATCTTGTATATGAATAGAACCGTCTGCATCAAATAAGCCCATGATGAAAGCATCTCTAAATTGCTTTGGAATATTTGGGATAATGTTAGGTAGTGTAAAACTCTTTCTAGGAGTAATACCATACTTCATAATATCATGTACAATCTGAGGGGTACTAAAAGCTAATCTAGCATGATGAATTATCTTAGATTTATCAAAACCTGATGGTCTTCTTATTTCTAATATTTTATGTGTGTTACCAATTTCTGATTTTATGAACTCCAATATAGCCTTATCTTCCCACTTAACAGTGATAGTTAAGGTTATTGTTGGTCCATACTTTGCAGGAACTAGAGCACCATCAGCAGCAATGAAACCTAAGATATAGGCTTTAGCATAGGTATCTATAGTTTCAAAGTAATGAATATTCCCAGGATCAGGTCTAAACTTTAATCCTAGACTACGGATATAGCTAGATACTGTGACAGCATTTAAATTCAGAATCTTAGAGATTTGGGTAGGAGTATTCCCTTCATGTAATAATATACCAATTTGTTGCTTTACTTCATCTGTAATAACACAATTTGGATGAGCATTTATAAATACTCCTTCTCGTCTTAATAGCTTCCTAATACACTGAGCATCATTATCAATATTAGAAGAATTAAGGAGTCTAGCTATATTAGCACAAGTATTACCTTGTTTATAGCTTTCAAGAATAAAATCCTTTTGGTTTTCAAATTTAAATCTACTCATAATTTTATTATTTATTATGAACAAAAATACAGAAAAATCATGAATAAGTGAACATTCTAAAATATACGCTAATGCAAACTAATTTTATTATTAAGAACAAGATTCCTAGGATAAAGAGCCTAGGAGATAACATAACGTCACATCACAATCTCGGAGCCTTTCTGAGCAGTCAAGACATTAAGATGGTACAGCAAGAAGGCAATGATACCAACTGCTTTGTATCTCTTGTTGTTGATACTCCAGGAAACTATGTAGCTATTGTAACTAGAAAAGTACAAACCAAGTCTGAGGTTACAATCAAGAACTTGGGAACATCTTATGAGTTCTTTGGAGAAGGAAGCAAGACTATTACCAAAGAGAATTCTGAGATTACAAAGGTAATTGATAAGGAATTTATTGAATACTTTGACCTTGAGGTAGAAAGGCATGAGGTTATTAACAATCTTGCTTATCTTGATGACAGATTTGATGAAATAGAGAAGAAGAAAGCTTCAATAAAGAACAATAATCTTGGACTACCTTCTTATAGTAGCAAAGAAAATAATCAACCTAAGTTCCAATTGGGTGATGGAAACTATGATGATTTCAGAAGCTATCTACATAGAGATAACAATAAGGAAACCACAGGTAAGGAATTAGATTTATTTAATCAAGAACAGGATGAGTTATCTAAAGAAGACTATGATAAGTTAAATGAGGTTGCTAGCTCCAACTGGAAGCCAGACCCTAAGAAAGTTCATAGAGCTGTATGCAATATGGTCACATGCAACCTCATCATTAATCCTGATAAGCTCGACTTGAAGCAATGGATTCATAAGCACATGGTGAATGTATATGAGAGAATTTTCAATGATACACAATCCAATACTTATGAGAATGTGAATGCCTTTGCAGAATGGAGAGATTTCATCACTCAATTCACAATGGATTACTTTGATGTATCTGATGCTCCAGATGAACTGCTAGATAATTGGGATGTCCTCATGAGCACAATAGCCATAGCCATCTATGATGAGCTTAGTAAATATGCTAATGAGAATATATACATTCAATCTTATCAAGATGCTATTGAACAATATATAGTACAATAATTATGGAAACAAATACAATAGATAATATTCTTAATGACTTGGGAATGAGTACTACTCCTACTACACCTCCTACAGAAGCTATTTCTACAGAGAATGTTTCCAGTACTTTCTCTAATGAAGACATTAATGATATTCTAGAAGATAATGGCTTTTCAGAAGAAGGAATACAAGATGCTGTATTTGAAGAAGAAGATTCTGAGGAAGAAAGGGAGAATACCCAAGATTTAAGTAATACTGCCCAAGATGATGAAATGGAACATCAGCTTTATCAACAAGCTTTGGAAGAAGTAGACTCTGAAGTAAATGGTGATTCTGAGGATGCTACTCCTACAGAGGGACATGAAATCTCTAAGAATGATAAGATTCCACTGAATTCTCCTACCCTACTTATAGATGAATCTACATCTAGGTTCTCAGGTGCTGAATGGTTCAATGAGATACAGAAAGCTAGAATCATAGTAGCTGGATGTGGAGGTATCGGCAGCAACTTAATATTCCAACTAGCAAGAATGGTACCAGCTAATATTACCATCTATGATGATGATGCGGTAGAGATGGTTAATATGGCAGGGCAGTTATATAGCTATAGTGATATGGGAAAAGCAAAGGTTGATGCCATAGCTGATATGATAACTTCTTATTCCTCAATGCGACAAGTTAATGCTATTAAGGAAAAGTTTACCAGTCTTACTGAGGCAGGAGATATTATGATGTGTGGCTTTGATAATATGTCTGCAAGAAAGACGTTCTTTAACTCTTGGTATGAGCATATTAAGAATAAAAGTAAGGAAGAAAGGACTAGGTGCTTACTGCTTGATGGTCGTCTTAGCATGGATACCTTACAGATATTCTGTATAAGAGGTGATGATACTTATAACATTAATAGGTATCAGAGTGATTTTCTTTTCTCAGACTATCTAGCGGATGCTACAGTATGTTCCATGAAACAGACTACTTATCTAGCCTGTATGATTGGCTCATTGATGGTAAATCTCTTTACTAATTTTGTAGCTAATTCCTTAAATCCAGTCATTCCTTATGACTTACCTTTCTTTACAGAGTATGATGCACAGAATATGATATTTAAGACAGAAAGCTAATGAGAGATTTACAATTTATTATACATAATTGCTTTGAGGATACTTATCATACTAGATGCTATGCTCCCCCATATCCAGACTGTCCTAATGGGAAATTGGCAAACTTAATTGTTCCTATAGAGGATTCCTTTGAGATGCCTGTATTTGCCCTCAGGGCTTTAAAGCCAGATGTCAACTATATAGTAGCAGATTTACAGGATATTGGTAATCGTACGGAATATAAATCCTTAGATACTGGAGTTAGGGATATTCTAACAACTGACTTTGTAAATAATAGGTTAGTAGAGCTTAACACTAAGGTAGGAGAGCCTAAATACTATGGTACTTATGGGGCTATATTTGACAAAGACTTCAATCTAACAATGGCTATCTTATGGAAAATGCAAAGGTATATTGTTGAAGATAATGAGAAATATCCTTATAAATTCAGATATAAGTTTGTTGAACCAATCCTAAGGGTCAATCCCCAGGTATTTATCAATAGAAGTAATTCTGTTGAGAGGTATATCATCAACAAAATCTTGTCATCTGCTGTCCTGAACTATAGTATTGACAGACCTAGACTATCAAAAATCTATGTTGATGATAGTAATCCTTATTCTATATTTAGGTTAAAGGTAGAGATTGGTACATTTCCTTCCTTTTATATAAAGAAACCTGATGTTCCATCAATTTCCACCACCAATGAAGAGTTACTAAAGGCAGCGTTTGATAATATAGAGGACATAATAGAATGACAATACAGGAATACTTTGGAGATTGGTGTAAGGTCATAAACTTAACAGAAGCAGAGAGAATAATCAAGAGATTAGCTAGCTCAAAACAAGTTGTTTGCCCTCAGATAAAAGACATTTTTAGAGCTTTTACTCTTTGTTCATTGCATGATTTGAAGGCTGTTATAGTTGGAATGGATCCATATCCAGACCTAATAAAAGGCAAGCCTAGGGCTACAGGAATAGCTTTTGGAAATTCATGGGATACCTTAGAAGAAAACTATTCCCCATCCTTAGATGTGCTAAAAGAGTCAGTAATAGACTACTCTATGCCACATGAAAGAATTACCTTTGACCCAAGTTTGGAGAAGTGGGAAGAACAGGGAGTGTTGATGCTAAACTCGGCACTCTCTTGCTTTGCGGGCAAAATAGGCTCACATGCACTCATGTGGAGACCTTTCATAAAATTCTTTCTCACTAAACTTTCCAACTATGACAGTGGCATTGTCTATGTATTAATGGGTACTGAGGCACAAAGCTTTGAGTCTTGCATCAATGCCAAGTATAATCATATAATAAAGACAAAGCATCCATCATGGTATGCAAGAAATCACATCAAAATGCCTTCTGACTTATGGAATCAAATAAACAAGATACTTATAGGTCATTATGGCTATGGTGTTGAATGGTATAAAGAGTATAAATTTAAAAATGAACAAGAAGAAAATGAAAAAGTATTTTATGCAGGGAACTGCTGAAGAGTTAAAGTTTGGGGATATGATAGTCCTTGATTTGTCAGATGACTTAAAAAATGGTCATGTAAAGCATCATCACTTGGAGTGCAAGTTCATTCCTCAGATTGTACCTTTGCTTGTAGAGGAAGGTATCATTGAGGTGAAGAATGTAAGAAGGTCAAAGGAAGAGCCTAAGCCAAAACTGAAAGAGCAGCCTCTAGACTTTACTGATGACTGTTCTATGATTGAAGAGCTTGTAAAGGCTAATCAGAACTTGGAGCATAGGGTGTATGACCTGGAGAAAAAAGTCTCTAACTTAATTTCTCTACAGTAGTTTATCTACAGACAATGGTTGGTCTAAAGTTAAAGGTAAATACCAAGGCAAATGCAAAGTAAGGTAGAAAATAAGAAGATAATAAATGCCTCTCCCTTAGAGTATGATGGTATCTCCTTTAAATCAAAGTTAGAGAAGATGGCTTATCAAACTCTAAAGGAACAAGGCTTTCCTGTTGAATATGAACCTAAGAAATTCATTATATGGGAAGGCTTTAGACCAAATGTCCCTTTTTATAATAAAGATACTTGTACAAGAATGCTAAAGTTGGATAGTAAAAAGGTAATTGATATTTCCTATACACCAGACCTAATGTTTGAATATAACAAGCATCTTATTATTATAGAAATGAAGGGCTTTGAGAATAATACCTATCCTTTAAAGAAAAAGATATTTAGGAAATGGCTTGAAACAAACTATCCAAGTAGTATTTACTTTGAGATTTTCACCAAAAAACAACTTCTTCAAGCTATAGACATCATTAAGTCCCTAGCATGAAATACAAAACATAACAAGAAAAACAATGGAAATACCAAAAGAATTAAAAGATATTAGTTGGCAAGTAGATGAGCCAACATACAGGGCTGATCCTGCATTAAGTTACTCTACTCTTGCTAGATATGAGAGAGAAGGCTTCAATAAGTTGGACCATCTCTTTGATAAAATCTCAACACAGTCTCTACTTGAAGGTTCTATGGTAGACTGTCTTATTACAGGTTCTCAAGAAGAGTTCAATGAATTGTACTATGTTGCAGACTTTCCTTCCATTGGAGATAAGGAGAAATTAGCAGCACAAGAGTTAATTGATAGATATAGTAATTCATGTGAGTTGTTTTCCTACATTCCACATAATGCTATTCTTGAAGTACTTAATGAAATTGGATGGCAAAAGAATTGGAGGGATGATACTAGAGTTAGGGTAATTTCTGAAAGAGCAGCTATGTATTATAATCTTGTAGTGCAAGCAGGCAATAAGACAGTTGTAGATAGAAATACCTATGATAGGATTATTAAGATGGTGCAAACCCTAAAAACTTCTCCTGCAACGCAAGGTTACTTTGCAGACAATGACCCTATATCACCTGTAAGAAGGTATTATCAACTAAAGTTTAAGGCAAGATTCAAAGGGGTAAACTATCGTTGCATGGCGGATTTGATAATAGTGGACTATGAGGATAAGAAAATTATTCCTGTAGATCTTAAAACAAGTGGGCATCATGAATGGGATTTTCAAGAGAGTTTTTTACAGTGGAAATACCTCGTCCAATCAATGCTATATTGGAGGATTATCAAGGCTAATTTAATGCAAGATTCCTACTTCAAGGACTTCACTCTTGAAAACTACAGATTCATTGTAGTCAACAAGGAATCACTCACACCTTTGGTATGGGAGTTTCCCCTCACCAAGATGGTAGGTACACTTGTTGACAAAGAAGGTAAGGAATATAGAGACCCATTTGAGATAGGTAAGGAACTGCAAGGTTACTTGAACCTAAGACCAAGAGTTCCTAATGGAATAGATATAGATGGTGTAAACACTATTGATTGTCTAAAGCTAAAAGAAGAAGTACAAAAGGATAGTTTAGATTCTATTCTAGATGCACCTTGGAGACAATAATACATTATATATAAATATTTTTAATTGTTTAATAAATAGGAAATGTTAATAAAGAAAAGAGATGGCTCTCAGGAGGAGTTTGACCCTAAGAAGATAGAGACAGCTATCTACAAGGCATTTGAGGCTGTCCATAATAAAGAGGCTTGGAAAGATGCTAAGGATAGGATTTCCCAATTCCTCAAGAGCTTTGATGGTTGGGAGGAGAAAGACCTTACTGTAGAAAGAGTACAAAATAAAGTAGAAAAATATCTTTGTACTCATGGTTTCTATAAAGTAGGCAAAGCTTATATGCTCTATAGGGAGCGACATAAGAAACTTAGGGACAATGTAGCAAGGAATCTTCAGTTTATTGATAACTTTGTAAAGTCAGACAATACAGCCAATGCAACTATTGATGATAATAGTAATGTAGCTACTCATAATGTCGCAGTGATGAATACAGAGATTCATAAGGAAGACAATAAGGAAACTAATATAAGAATTTGGTATAACAAGATTAGGGAACTGTATGGTAAGGAATTGGCTGAGCAATTTTTGACAGATATTGACACTATTCTTTATCCTCATGATTTATCTTCACAGATAGGTATGCCTTATTGTGTTGCCATTACCCTATATCCTTTCCTTAAGAATGGTATCAAGGATATTGGTGGTTTAAGTGCTGCCCCTAAGAATATTGATAGTTTCTGTGGTCTTTTTGTTAATCTTGTGTTTGCAGTAGCAGCACAGTATAAGGGCGCATGTGCCACACCTGGTATGTTACTCTGCATGGACTATTTTCTCAGAAAGGAATGGGGAGATAACTATTATATGAAGCCAGAGACCATTATTACATCTGAGCATTGTCTTAGACAGATGACTATTCAAAAGCAGATACATCAATACTTCCAGCAGATTTGCTATTCCTTAATGCAGCCTTCAGGTTCTAGGGGAAATCAAGCATGTTTCTGGAATCTCTCTATCTTTGACAAACCTTTCTTTGACACTATGTATGGGGATTTCTATTTCCCTGATGGGACTAAAGCTAAGTGGGAATCATTATCATGGTTACAAAAGGATTTCATGCATTGGTTTAACCAAGAGAGGTTGAAATGTATATTGACATTCCCAGTGGTTTCACTCTGTCTTATTTATCAAGACCACAAGTTCCTTGATGAGGACTTATACCAGTTTGCAGCAAAGGAGTATGCAGAAGGAGACAGCTTCTTTACCTATATAAGTGACAGTGCAGATAGTTTATCATCTTGCTGTTTTAGTAGAGATACAAAAGTTCTTTGGAAGAATTCCTATGATGGTGTGAAATGTACTACATTAGAAGAACTTCATAACTTAAAATGGGAACCTAACAAAAAGAATTTAAAAATATTTCATAATGGCTCTTGGGTAAGAGGTAAGAGTATAAAACTTCCTTGTAGAGATATGTATAAAGTTACAACTCATAATAATAAGGAATTTTATATGACAGACAATCATATAAACCTTACCTTACAAGGAGAAAAACAAACCTCAGAATTGACTACTGATGACTATTTGTTGTTTAATACCCAAGTACTAAATAGAATACCAGAGAAAGATGAAGGTTTGACTTATGCAGAGGGCGTAATGCTAGGAGCTTTCTTAGGAGATGGAACAATTAGTGGTTATACCTGCCAAGATGGTTGTATTCATAGTATGGACTACTCCCTCAATGAGATTAAGTACAAAAAGCTTGCTCCTTATTTAGACCAACTACAGGAAAAGTATAATATGCACTATTCTTTAAATACAGTATATAATAATGTCTTTCCAGTTAAGGTCTATAGCAAAGAGTTTGTTGCTTTCGTTGTAAAATGGACTAATTGGGTAGAGCATACTACTGCTGTTACAAAAGACTTGAACTTGAATTGTCTACTTCAATCTGCTGACTTTAGACGTGGTATTCTTGATGGATGGTACATAACTGATGGTGGTAACTCTAATAGGTGCTACACTGTATCTAAAAAGTTAAGGGATGCTATGGAAATTCTCATTACTTCTCTTGGTATGCAGTCTATTATTGATGTAAGTGATAGGACTGATGAGAATGTAGTAATCAGAGGTGAGTTCTTTAATAGAAATTATCCTTTATATTGTATTAGGTTCTATACTCCTACTAATCATAGGGTATGTAAGAACCCTGAGCATTCTTGGATTAGAAAGAACAATAGTCTTTATTTCAGAATTAGAAGCATTGAAAAGGTTGATTATAATAATGAAGTATATTGCATTGAGTGTACCAATTCTAATGAGCCTTATTTCACTCTACCATCTGGTTTGATTACTCATAATTGCCGTCTTTCCTCAAAGTTATCAAAGCCTCAGTTCAACTTTACCAACGGTCAGCTTAGTGAAATGACAGGCTCCAAGAATGTAATTACACTTAACCTTAATAGAATTGTTCAGGATTGGGCAAAGCAGCCTGCAAAGACAGGGGTTAATGTTCCTGGTTTAACAGGACTTAGAGAGTACATTATCACTATTCTCGATAGAGTCTATAAGTATCAAACAGCATATAACGAAATCCTCAAATACCTCTATGAGAAGAATCTTCTTACTGTGTATAATGCAGGATTCATTAATATGAGAAAGCAATATCTTACTATAGGTATTAATGGCTTGAACCAAGCAGCAGAGTTCTTGGGAATGAAGTGCAATAAGAATGAGGAGTATGAGGAGTTCTGTAGAAACATCTTTAGTACTATCAAGGAACAAAATACCCTTCACAAGACCAAGGAATGTATGTTCAACACTGAATTTACACCATGTGAATCCGCTGCCATCAAACTATACAACAGAGATAAGAAGGATGGATATTGGGTTCCTAATGACACTAATCTCTATGCTTCTTATATCTTTAAGCCTAATGATGTTAATATTCCAGTACTAGATAAGATACATCTTCATGGAAAGGAAGTATGTGGAGATAATCTAGATGGAGGTTCAGCATGTCATGTTGGATTGGATAGTCATTTGGATAAAGAACAATATCTAAAGATTATAAAATATGCAGCAGAAGAGGGATGTAAGTACTTTACATTTAATGTACCTAATAGTGAATGTAATGATTGTGGTTTTATCACCAAGCATCCTATTACTGAATGTCCTAAGTGTGGAAGTAAACATATTAGTTATTATGACCGTGTAATAGGCTATCTCACTAAGATTAGCAACTGGTCTAAAGGAAGGCAGATAGAACAAAAGACCAGAGTATATACTAAAAAAGAAGATGTATGACTCAATATATAAAAGAAAGACTGTCTTTTCAGAAAAATCTAGCTCTTAGTGGTATAGCAGAGGAAATTAAAAGCTTTCCTCAAAAGAATGGAGAAATATTGATAGTAACAAATAAATCATCTTTAAAGAGAAGAAATAGATTTTTTTATGAGGGATATTTCAAAGGGTATAATAGAAAACTTGTGTTTGATATTACCTTAGCTAAAAATGGACAAGTTAAAAATCCTGACCAAAAAGATAAATATGGCTTCTATGTTGGAACATATATGATAGATAAGTATATCTATAATATTTGGAAAAATATGGAAAGAAGATGTTATTATCCAAATTATCCAAGCTATGAGAATTATGGGGCTAAAGGTATTACGGTATCAGATTCTTTTAAAAACTATGTATTCTTTGAAACATGGTATAAAGCTATTTGGGATGGGAAAACTAAATTAGAATTAGACAAGGATATAAAGTCAAATGGGGAATGTAAAATATATTCCCCAGAGACTTGTATTTTAATTCCCTCTGCAATAAATACTTTTATCTCTACTTTAGGAGAGAATAAGGGCATAGAGGAAGTTCATAATAAAAATCATACAACTTACTGTGTTCATTATAGGAGAAAGTATAAAAAGGTTAATAAGAACTTTAAAAAATTGGAAGATGCCAAAGACTTTAGAAAAGAATTAGATAAGGTATATATTGAAACATTATTCAGTATGTATCAGTTACCTGAAGAAATAAAAAATTTAATAAGAAAATATGTTGAAGTACAAATATACTAAAGAGGTTTTTGCAGAAGTACCTAATGAAATAAGTCTTGCTATAGCAATTACAGGATGTATCCAACATTGCATTGGATGTCACTCAAGAGAATTATGGGAAGATAAAGGTACTCCTTTAACTATCGAGGAATTACAAAGACTCCTAGATAATCATAAGGGAGTTACTTGCTTACTACTCCTTGGAGGAGAGCATGACATTGACTCCCTTATAGAGTTGTTTCAATATGCTTATAAAAAAGTAAAGACTGCATGGTATTGTGGGCTAGACTTAATACCTAGAGATAAGATAGGTATCATACAATACTTGGATTTTCTTAAAGTTGGGCATTATGACCAAGAGTTAGGTGGACTAGCATCTCCTACTACCAATCAGAGATTCTATAAGGTCAATCATCAAGGAGATGGTTGGTCATTAATTAATGAAACATATAAATTTAACAACAAAGAAAAAACAAATGAAGATTGAGATATTAGAAAAGGTAGCTGGCTGTATGCCAGAGATTATTAAGGTTGGTGATTGGGTTGACCTTATGACTGCTGAGGAATATACATTCAAGTGTCCTCATGCAAAGATGCTACATAAGCAGAAGAATGAGGAGGAAAAGAAGATTGACAGATATAGGGATGTAATGTTTACCTATGGCTTGATGGAGTTAGGTGTTGCCATGCAATTACCAGAAGGATATGAAGCTATTGTTGCCCCACGTAGTTCAACATTCAAGAAATGGGGAATTATGGAAAGTAACTCGATGGGCATCATAGATGGTAGTTACTGTGGGAATGATGATACTTGGAAGTTCCCTTGTATTGCTACTAGAAACATTACTATCCCTAAGGGTACACCTATCTGCCAGTTCAGAATACAATTATCTCAGAAGGCTACTATGTGGCAGAAGATTAAGTGGCTCTTCTCATCAAAGATTGAGCTTGTCAAGGTTGATTCTCTTGATGGAGAGAATAGAGGAGGTATTGGTACTGGCTCTGATAAGTATAGAACTAAACAATAGACTATGATTATAGTAATATTAGACTATAATGTTGGTGAGGTTATCATCAAGAATGTTCCTAAGGAATATGAGGAACTGGATGGTGATGATATTCTCACCAACATGGGATATAAAATGAGCAATACCAACTATATGATAGCTGACAATGAACTTGATGTTCATATTGATACTAAGGATTGCTCAAGTAAGTTAACTTTAAAATAAAAAATATGATTAAAAAGACATTATATAAACTATTGGATATTCACCCTAATGCCATGTCCTTTCAAAGTAGCATGGACTTGACTGAACTTCCTGTTGTGACATTCTACCAAGGAAACAAGAAAATCAACTTTTTGCTAGATACAGGAGCCACTTGCTGCACCATTGATGAAACCTATTTGAAAGAACTCAAGTATACAATGCTTGACATGGAAACCAATCAATATGGCATAGATGGACAGAAGGTTACATGCAAGACCTGTAACATAGATATTACTTACAAGGATAAGGGTTATCATTGCCCATGCATTATCAGGGATTTGAGTGACATTATCAAGAGTATAAAGCAAGAAAGTGGTATTACATTGCATGGTATCATAGGAACCAATTTCTTTAGTTCTTTTGACTATGTGTTGGATTTTGAGAAATATATAGCTTATAGTAAGAAATAATATGATATATTTGGTAAGTGCTAATCAACAACTATTTGAAAGTGAGGTCTATAAAACTATCTCTGTAGAAGAGTCTCTTGCCATTATGAAAGATTGGAAAATGATTCAGTTTGACACTGAAACCACTGGTCTTGATGGACACATAGACAGTAGTCTAATGTGGCAGTTTGGTAATATAGAGGAAACTATTCAAATAGTTGTTGATACTTCTACTATAGATGTAAAACTGTACAAAGATAAATTAGAGAGTTCCTTTATTATTGGTACTAACTTAGGCTTTGATTGTAAGTTTGGCTTCAAGGAAGGTATTATATTAAGAAAAGTATATGACCTAATGATTATTGAGCAATTACTCTATTTAGGTTTTCCTAACTTTATGATTGGTGCTTCCCAAGATATAATAGATTCTTATTGTCAAGCTGTAGATGAATGTTCCAGTTGGGGTAACATGAACTCCAAGCAAAAAAGTGAATATATTCAAGCTGTTGTGCCAGAAGTATCAGACTTTATCACTCATCATAGTGGCGTAGGATTGAAAGCTATGTGTTATAGATACCTTGGGGAAGAGATGGACAAAACTGTAAGAGGTGAAATTATCTGGAGGGGTATAGATGATAGAACAGTACTCTATGGTGCTGGAGATGTTAAGCCTCTATATAGGATAATGCAGAAGCAACTTGCAATCCTTAGACAAAGAAATATGATAAAAGCAGCTAAAGTAGAATGTGACTTTGTTCCCATCAAAGCATATTTTGAATGGTGTGGAGTCCACATGAATGAAGCATTATGGAAGCAAAAAATGCAACAGGATGAACTAAAGAGAGATACTGCTTTACAAAAGCTAAATGACTTTGTTGTTAACTTTGGGGATAAAAAGTTCTTTAAGGTTAATCTTGAAGGAGACTTATGGTCTGGTTATGATACTACACCTAAATGTACTATCAATTGGAATAGTACTTCCCAAATTATTCCTTTTCTTACAGCCTTAGGATTCAATTGCAGAGGTATTGATAAGAAAACTAAGGAAGAGAAAGACAGTATTGATGCCTCTGTATTAAAACCTCAAAGAGATATTAATCCCGAATTTTATGATACCTATCTAGCCTATTCAGAAGCTAACAAAGTATGTACTACTTATGGACAAAATTATCTCAATGCAATTAATCCTTTAACAGGAAGAGTACATACAACCTTCCGAGCACTTGGGACAGACACAGGAAGGCTTGCATGTGGTTCCCAACAACAGAATGCGTCCTTAGCAAAGCTAAAAGGATTACCATTGAAAACTCCTAAAGACACTAAACTGAAATGTGCATATCCCCAGTTACAGAACCTTCCTGCTGATGAAGTTACAAGAGCTTGTTTCTGTGCAGAGAAAGGCAATGTCTGGATTTCTAGGGACTACAAAGGAGAAGAAAGTGTTTTGATGGCAGATTTCTCACAAGATAAAGCTATGCTGAATGTATTCCTTAAAGGGGAAGATATGCACAGTACAGTAGCATATATGGTCTTTCCAAATGATATTCCAAGAGATACTCCCATAAAAGACATTAAGGCTAAATATAAGCATCTTAGACAACTTGCAAAAAACCCGGAATTTTGTTTTGCCTATGGTGGTAATGATACTACTCTTGTATCTCAATATGGAATGGAACCTACTTTTGCTAAATCTATTTATGATAGTTACATGAAAGGTTTCAGTGGTATCTCTAAATTCCAAGAAAAAGAAAAGAAATTTGTAGTAAACAATGGGTATATTCTTATCTCCCCTGTAACGGGACATAAGTCTTATTGGTGGGATTGGAAATATTGGAAGAAAGTGCAGCAATCTTTTGACTCAAAGTTTTGGGAAGAGTATAAAACCTATCATAAAGGTACAGGAGATAACATTGCAAAGAAGGTATCTACCCATTTTAAAGCAAAAACAAAGTATGAAAAGAATGCTTGCAACAGTCCTCTTCAAGGTTCAGGGGCAATTATCTTCAAGATATTCTGTAAAATGCTCTTTGATTGGGTTGTAGACAATGGATACTTTAATGTTATAAAATTCTGTATTCCAGTGCATGATGAATTGAATATAGAATGTCCAAAGGAACTACAAGATATTGCAGATGCTAAATTGGGAGAGGTAATGAGGGAGGCAGCAAAACCTTTCCTCAAAACTCTAGTATTGGATTCAGATAGTGAAATTTCAGATCATTGGGTTCATTAAACTATAATTATGAAAGTAACAGAAGAAGAATTAATAGAGATATGGCACTACTTTCAGTATTGTTGCCTGCCATCAATCATTATGGCAAGATATGCCTATCTTGACTATATTGAAGACATCAAGAAAGACAAAGTATTATATAGACATGAAATGAAGCAAGCCATCAACAAGATAGGTAAATACCTAGAAACCTTACCTAACAAGTTGATGGATGTCAATACTCAGAATGTAAGGTATATGAATATACTTGGTGACAATATTGATGAGCAGTTTGATAATGAGACAGAGGAATTGCATAGAGCAATTTACATATCATTCAGAAATGCCAAGTGGGAACATGCTAAGAGTCTTGCAGCTCTTCATTTTATCCTTACCATGATGGATATAGCTTCTGCTACCTTCATCCAGTGTTGCAAGGACTTGAAGAATCTCTCTGGCAAGGATGCTACAGAGGCATTCCATGTATATGACTTGTCAGAGACAGAAGATAGCTGGCTCAAGATAGTAAGGAAAGCCAATATTCTCCTTGACAATAGGAAGAAAACAGAGCCAGTAGACTTGAATAATATTAGGTGTACCAAGGCAGTAGATGCACTAAGGAACAAACTCTCTGACATAGAAACCCTAAGGATAGCCATGGAGAAATCCTATCCTTGGAGTCCTAATTACAAGGAGGGTGTTCCTTATGAGCAATCTGCTGACTATATGATAGTACACCATGAAGATAATGAAGCTAAGAAAATAATTTAAACATAAGATTATGCTGATAGAAGTAAAAGCCAAGGTAGCTTGGAAGATTGACAATAAGATAAAGAAGAAACTTGAGACTTATATCATTGACAAAGAAATCTTTGCTGAGGCAGAGTATGCAGTGATGAAGCTACTCAATGATGCTATTAATGATAGTACTGTAGAAAGCTTTGAAATTACAAGCCTTAGACTTTCTGTAGTCAAGGAAATCATCACTCAGTATGATGGAGAAAGCAGCTTTATTGCTACTCTTAGAGATACTATGCTTCAGGATGATGGCTCTGAGAAGCAAATTAAATACAAAGTGTTGTTATGGGCAAACAATATCTCTGAAGCAATAACTCATACAAGAGAGATAGCACAGCAAGGTTATGATATGCAAATAGATAGTCTCAAGGAAGTTAACTATACATATTTAGAAAACAATGACAATGAAGAAACAATCCCAGAAAATCAAGTCTCAGAATGAGCTTGACACTCTCATCAAGAATACAAAGCATGACTATCCATTGGAGTGTTTCGTAATGTTGAACTTTGGTCTCAGAAGCTCAAAGTTTGTTTCTCTCAATGAAAATGGAGATTATTATGTCTACAATGAATGTGATGACTCTGAGGAAATCATTAACCATGGTGACCTTATGACATCATTCATTGGGGAAGCAATTAGTAAAGGTGCATTATATAAGTATTAATATGGAACAGTTAAAAAAAATAAGTGATTCTTTAGAGAAATTATCATATCTATTAGACCAAGGATTTACAGCCCCAAAGGAAGCAAATTGGGATGATATACAAGATAAATTAAGTAATGTATGGAAAGATTTCAAGGAACTTGAAAAGATTCAGAACTATACCAATGTCTCTAGTACTCCAATAAAGGATGAACCTAGGAAGATTAATTCCAATGGAGAGGCAGTAAATCACCCTCTTCATTACCAAGGTTTGGAAGTAAATGGTACCTCTGTAGAGTGTATAGATGCCATGAAGTTTCTTAAAGGATGGTATAAGACAGCTATATTCAGTGAACTTAATGCCTTTAAGTATAATTGGAGAAGTGGTGAGAAAGATGCTATTCCTCAAGAGCTAGGAAAAATCGGATGGTATGGCAATAAGGCGCAAGAACTTTGGAAAGAAAACCTTAATTGGTTTTATCCTAAGAATAAACACTACTATGCCATTATAGATATAGGCACCATAAAGATGAAGAATCCTACTACTGGAGAATGGAAAACTGCTATCTTATATTCTGATGGTAAGGGACTATATGTAAGAGACCTTGAAGATTTCAATAATAAATTTAAGTTTGACAAATGAGTTTAGATTTATATATTAAGAGTAAGACTCCTGTGCTTCATAGAGGTACAGGAGTTTATATCAGAGAGAACGGAGAGACTATAGAGTTAAAGACTAAGCAGGAAGTATTAAGGCACTTTCCTGGTGCCAATCCTGATGATATTGAAGAGAAGACTTATGAAGATAATGAGTATTTTCACATGAATCTTACACACAATCTAACAGAGATGGCTGAGAAGTGTAAAGCAGAATACTATAGTGATTGTATAACTATAAATGGAGAAAGGGCAACTTTATATGATTTGCTATGGCATCCTAAGGAAAAATTAGGGATTGAAGAACCTACTTTAGAATACTTACAAGGACTAATGTCTTGTTATAAAGTACTTTTGAAGGATAAGGACTATTATAGAAAGTTCAATCCTAGTAATGGTTGGGATACTTATGAGCAGTTAGTAAAGAGAACCAAGGAATATCTTACAGTCCTTCAATCAATCTCTGATAATTTCGAGAACTACACAATAATAGCAGATACTTAATAAACAACAAATATGAAAGATAATTGTCCTGTAATGATGCAATCAGAAGAAGCTAGAGCACCTTGGAATGAGAAGGAACCTACTCCTATACAAGTAGATTGCACTGTATGCTATTGCATGAGTAAATCCATGCCTGTGAATATAGTCAATCATCATGATAACTATTCTAAGTATGAAGATGTAAATTTCATTGAGGAATATAAGAATGATAATCATGCTATAGGCATCCCTACCCTACTTAGTGAATTGCAAAGACTATGTGATGAAAAGATAGCACAGCTTCGCACAGAAGGCATAATGCTTGAGGATAATGAAAAGAGTCTTCAAAACAAAATTATTAAGAAAATCAAGCATTATCAAAAAGTTTTAAAAGCTTCAGAAGATTGGGTAATAGATGACTTAGATGTAATAAATGAAGAATAGTATGATTAGAGATTTATCAATAAACTTTGAATATGAGGGGCTGCAACATTTCATTAAAGTCCCTACTGAGGATGAAAACCTCCCATATAACTTAGCAGAGGCATTCAAGGAAGTAATAACAAAATCCAATGCTAACTCTGAAATGGTTATTGACCAACTGACAGAGTACTTTGGATATATACCTAAAGATGAAAACTATGACAAAGAATAGCATTAAGTTAAGTCCTAAGCATGGTGTCAATCCATCAGTTCTCCATTGCATCTGCTGTGGTAAGGACTATGGAGTAGCCATGCTTGGAAAACTCAAAGGAGACAAAGAAGCTCCTAGGGACATATATCAAGGTCTTTGTAATGATTGCCAAGGGGTAGTAGACCAAGGTGGAGCAATGATTATCAAGGTAATTGATGGGGAGAAAGGCAATAATCCTTGTAGAACAGGTAGACTAGTTGGAGTGTCAAAGGACTTCAAGGAAAGAAACCACATGAATAACCCTATCATGTATATGGAAAGAAGTTTATTCTCAAAGGTATTTGGAGGAGTAAACTTCAGTAAATAACAATTAAAACCAAACAGTTATGTATTTAGAAGATGGAAGAGAAATCTATGAGAGTGACAAATACCCAGGTTACTACATAGATGCTGACACAGGAGATTTCTGTGATGAGAATGGCAACTATATAGGAGGAAATCAAGATAATGGCGATACTCCTTATGGTAGAGGCATTGCATCCTGCTATATAGTATATGTCTCAAAGACTGGCAAGCAATATTATCCTAAGAGGACTAAGACTGCCACTATCTCCATGAGGTTGTCAGAGGCTGTAAGGAAAGGCTATAGACCCTCCAGAGGTTATCAAAGTTATATTAAGAAACAATCCAAAAGAAAAAAGTAATATGTTAGAAATATCCAATGTAAAGGTATATGACCTAAGAGAAAGTGTAATTGCCTCTGGTAATGCTATGAGGCTAGAGCCTGTGGAATATTCAGATAGTGAGTTTATAAAAGGACTCAATAGAATGGCAAGGTTAGTTCATGCTAGTAATTCTACAGATGTACATTGTCATGATAATGCACTTTGTGGTATTAGGGTAAGCTTTGACATCAAGTATCCTCAATATTGGTCAATGGAGTTTCAAAGATACCATTTTACAGACATAGTGACTTCCTCATCAAAGATGCATAGACTCCTAAAAATGAACTTGGACAGTGCTTGCAATGATTATGTTACTCAAGAGACTATCAATAACTTGAAGAAGTACATCTTTGAGTATAACTCTATAAAGGCCAAATATATGCATGAGAATCTACTTAATTCAAAGGAAGCAAGTGAGGAAATCTATAATACTTGGATGAAGGTATTGTCCAATACTCCTTTAGGGTTAGAATTATTCATGAGAGTAAGTACTAACTACAAGCAACTACAAACTATATACCATCAAAGAAAGAATCATAAGTTAAAGGAATGGCATACTTTCTGTAAGATGATAGAAGGATTGCCATATTTCAAACAATTAATTCTAGGAGAAGAAGAATATGAGTAGTTATTTATCATTTTTTATTGTTCCTAAGAGGAAAGACCTTCAAAAGGAACCTAAGAAGCACATTATCACAGCTTCTTATAGTAGAAGTACTGAAATATACCAATACTTTGATGAAAATATCCATCCTGTATGGGCAGGTAATGAGGAGAAATATACTACTCTAACTCTAGAAAATCTAGCCTTAGTATTCAAGGACTTTGATAATGACATCAACAAAGCAAAGGCTAGACTTACAGAGTATGAGAAGTATGCTTCAAAGAATCCTGATTATATTCAGGAAATCATAGAGACTAAGGAATACATATCAGACCTAGAAGCATGGAAGAACAAACTTACCTTCATTGAGGATATTCTTGATGATATGTCATGCTATGATGAGATAGAGGAAATATGTTGTAACATTAGTTAATAGAAAAGAATTATGATTAGACATAAATGGTCTGTAGGCTTGAGAAATAAGCTTGACAGCATGTGGATGGAATGTGATTCCTGTGCTGCTATTGAAGGAGCCAAGATGACTCCGAGGGAAAGAGAGGAGCTAAAGAAATTAATAAAGAAGGCAGCAGATTGGATTGATAAGAAAATACTGCCACGCAAGTAATATCAAGGGAGAGATAGCGCATATACTATTCTCTCCCTTATATTTTAATAAGAAACCCTTTAAATAATATAAAGATATTGGTTAATTCATAGCGATTTGCTAGATTAATTTTGTATCTTTGCCTCAGAAATTAAATAACATATAATTTATGGGATGTGTAAATAAAGCAAGTAAAGAGTTCAAGGACTTAGCTGCAAGACATGACTTGGCAGCCAACCAGCTTGAGCTTTATACTCATAAGTATTGGTTACAGACAGGGAATGAAACTCTCTTTCCTACAGATGTTTATATTCAGGCTCAAATGGGAAACACCCATTACCAGGAGTCTGGAGAGAATGTCAGGAGATTATGGCAAATGAGATATAATTCTCCTATTGAGTGCGGGAATATTCATGTCTTGAATGCAGCTAAGAGAGAAGCTTCTAAGTATTTTCCTAAGGGAGCATTGTTCTCTTACAGAAATGCTAATGGGGACTTAGTACTTTCTGTACAAAGACCTGTAGAAAAGGCTAACTATAGCAAGGATAGCTTCTTTGATGATATGGATAGCATGAATCCTAAGGATGTCAAGACTTATAACTTAGGTATTAAGGAGAACTATTCCTATGGCATTGGCAAGGTACAGGAACTTTTCAATAAGTTCAATACAGATAGGACTTCAAGGGACTTGGCAGATAGAGTATTCAATATTGCCAAGAACTTAGGTCTGAATATTACCTTCAATGAAAGTCTTCCTTTTGGTACCATTGGTAATACAAAGAATAATAATACCATTACCTATAAGAAGTCTTTCTTTGAGAGAGCTACTATGGATTCCAAGAAAGCCCCTATCCTACTCCATGAGGTAATCCATGCCTTGTCTATGTATGCTCTTTCAAACCAAACACTCAATTGGAAGAGACCTAAAGAATTACAGCAATTCAGAACTGAGATAAACTCCCTTTATCAAGACCTAAAGAATAATCCTATCTTGAAAGGTGAAAGAGGTATTGTTGATGTAAATGAGTTTGTAGCAGAGTTAGGTAATCCAGTCTTTAGAAATAAGATTAAGGAGCTTGACAAGCAGAACAAAGAGAAAAAATCTTTTTGGTCTAGAGTACTTGATGCCTTTAAGTCTCTCCTTGGGCTTCATACATCAAATAGCTATTACCAAAGGTCAATGAATGCCCTTGACAAGGCTCTTGATGCCTTTGACCTTGATACTTATATGAGATATAATGGTATCAAGAATACATTGAGAAAAGGGTATAATGAGAAAGAATGGGATTTTAGAACATTGTCTGATGATAAGTTGAAGACTAAGATTAATGACTATTTTGATAGTAAGGTCTATGATGATGAGTTACTTTCCTTTAAAAGAAGGGCTATTGCCAATGGTACCTTTATGAAGGCTCCTAATGGTAAATCTACAAATCTTAATGAGAGACAGTGGCTTCAAGTAAGGACTAAAGCCTTTAAGAATTGGTTTGGTGATTGGGAGAATGACCCTAAGAATGCTTCTAAAGTTGTTGATGAGAATGGGGAGCCTTTGGTAGTTTACCATGGAAGCCCAAAGCAGTTTAGTATCTTTGATAAAAGTAAAAACAAGAAAGGGCAATGGCAAAATGTAGATGGTAGCCTCATTGATTTTGACACAAATAATACTTTCTTTTTCTCTGATAACAAAGCTGTAGCAAAATCATATTCTTTTCTAAACAAGCTGACAGGAAAAGAAATATCAAATAGCGGAATTAATACCATTAATAAATATTTGGAAAGTATTAAGTACTTAAATAACTTAACTATTAATGATAATATAGAAAAGTATACAAATACTATAGAAGATGCCATAAAAGATATAGGAACTTACCGAGACACTACAATCTATAAGGCATTAAAAAAAGAAAATATTAATGGAACTCTAACTATAGTCAATGGAAAGTTAGTACTTAAGTCTAATTTTCTTGAAGGTTTTAAGTATCAAGTATTGCCTGATAGATTCTTTGAAGATGCTATAAATTCAATAAAGACAGTATTAGATAAGAGGATAAAATCATATAGCAAACCAAGAACTGATTGGGATGGGACTCCTATTCCAGTAGTAGATTTAAATAAAAATGTTTATGCTGTTTTCTTGAATATAAGAAATCCTTTTGCATATAATTATAAAGGAGCAAATATTAATGGAAAGTATAAAGAAAAATATCCTATAGAATATATTAATGCCAGGCAAGTAGCAAAGGCTATTAAAGAAGGAAATGATGGGGTTATTTATAATAACATATCAGACCCATACTTGGCTAATAATTATGGTATTTTTAATCCTAATCAAGTTAAATCTGCCACAGACAATATAGGTACATTCTATACTGATAATAATGAGATTTATAATTATGAGTTATCTAAAGACTTGATATATAGTCTCTCAGGCAAAGACCTAAAAGATGAGTTATCTCTCATAAAGCAGGAATCTGCTGACTATGACCTTGTAAATCATATTGAGGAAGAGAAGAAGCATAGTGGTAAGGCTATACCACATGACTTCACTTTCAATGATGGTACTGTAGTCAAAGCTCCTTTCATGCCAAATGCACAACAGATAGATGCCCTCAATGCCATGTCTGATTTCATCAAGTCAAGAGAAACCTCTATGACTCTTAGTGGATATGCAGGTACTGGCAAGACTTCTCTTATGGAAATGATTGCCAAGAAATGTCAAAAGCAGAATAAGCCAGTGATGTTTTGTGCTACCACCAACAAGGCAGCGGCAGTACTCAATGAGAGAGTGTCCAAGGCAGGATTCAAAGCTGAGACCTTGAATAAGGTGTTTGGTATCAGTGTTGAGATAGACCCTAATAGCAAGACCTATAATGCAAGAAACTTAGTGAATAATCTCAAGGATATTGATATTCTTCCTAATACTACCATTATTATTGATGAGGCATCTATGATTAATGAGGAGAACTATAGGATTCTCAATGACATTGCAAGAAATAAAGGACTTAAAATTATCTATGTAGGGGATGAAGCCCAGTTAGCTCCTGTCAATGAGGAACAAATCTCTAAAGTGTTCAGAAATGGCGATGGCAAGGTAGTTACTCTTACACAAGTAGAGAGAACAGCTGACAATGCTATCTTAAAAGAAGCTACTGACATCAGAGAGGGAAAACCTTTATCTGGAGAGACCTCTTTCAATAGTAAAGGTGAAGGGGTAGCTTATATACTTCCTCAGCATACAGAAGCTGTTAATGATGTGATTGAGAAGTACATCAAGGGCTTGAAAAAAGATCCTAACTATTTTAGGATTCTCGCTTATACAAACAAAGCTGTGTCCAACTATAATACCCAAGTGAGAAACTTATTGGGTTATACTTCTTCTATTCCTAATATAGGAGAGCCTATGACAGGATACAATAACTGGGGCTATACTTATGATAGGAAGAAAAAGAAAGGTACCTATAGGTTCATTAACTCTGAATCCTATAAGGTAACTAAGGTAGATAAGCCAAAACAAGTTTATACAAAGCTTGACAATGGTACATCCATCTCCATGCAAGCTATCCCTATTACACTTGAGGATTCCCTGGGCAAAAAGGATACTTTCAACTTCATGGACATCAAAAACAACTCTCAGAATAGACAAGCAGCTATGCTTCTTGCAGAAGAGAAGAAAAGATTATGGGCAGATACTAAGAAGGTGGTAGGTATGCAAGCTAAGATAGCTTTGTATCAGAAAATCAATACCATTGATTCTTTCTTATTTGTTAATGACAACATTGAGGATAATGATCATAATCTATTGCAAGCTAAGACCATTGACTTTGGCTATGCCATGACTGTTCATAAGTCACAAGGCTCTACTTTTACCAATGTTCTCATGGATGATGTTGATATTTCAAGAGTAGGCATTACCAAGTCTAATAATATAGAAGCTGTTAACTTTGAAGCACCCGCTGAGGTTGATATGTCAAAGATGGAACTTAAGAATGAGGAGGATGTAGATCTTGGAGACCTTAGTGGTGCAGAGGAAACCCCTACCCAACAGCCTGACCAAGTAGCTAATCTTAAGCAACAACTGGAGTATGTAGGAGTGTCTAGGGCTACAGATACCGTGACTATTATCAGCAATCATGTAAAGAAGGAAGGTTCTCCTCTGCATCCTGAGAAGACAATAAAGGAGGATAATTTACGTTCTAATAGTAAACAAGAAAACAATGAAAGCAACAATACAGGAAATGCAGAAACTTCTGCAAGGAACCAACAGACAAGCAATGGAGGATTACTTGCTGAGTCACAAGCCAGAATCAAGAGAGGAAATGGAAACCTACGAGAATCTCAGAAACAAGGAGTTCTCACTGAGGAAAACATTGACCAAAGAAACAGAGAAGACAGAGAAACTCTTGAGAAATTCGCCAAGGAACAAGGAAAATGGGCAGAGGATGTAGATACCAAGTTAGAGAAGAAATATGGTGGTAAAATAGGTCATGGAAGTGAAGCTTGGATTTATAGAAAAGACAATAACACTGTAATTAAGTCTCGTAGTTTCACTGGTTATGATACTATATCTGATGCTTTAAGGTCTATTGAATTACATAATGAACTATTCCCAGAGACTGCAATGAAAGTTGTAGGTTTTGGCAATGGGGATGGTGAGTTTTCTGTCATTGTGGAGCAACCTTTCATTGAAGGTTCCTATGCCTCAAATGAGGAAATAGAGAAATTTATCAAGGATAGGTTTAATGCAGACAAAGACAATACTGTAATAGGTAATACTTCCTATAAAACAGACAAGTATCTTCTACAGGACTTGAAACCACAGAATGTGATAGTAAGGATTGTAGATGGAAAAAGACAATTAAATGTCATTGATGGAGACTTCTATGATAATCCATCAGCAATTAAGGGAACTGAACCTTCTGAAACACAGAGGGTATCTCTTCCAAGTTATGAATACTTTAACGACCTCTATGAGGACACACCAGTAGATGCAGCTTGGAAGATACCTTATCTCAAGGAACTTGATGCTCAACTATCTGGTGAGAAATCTGAAGAGGAAAATCAAAACATTCTCAATCAAATGAACACAGTACTTGAAGCAACAAGCAAGGAGGAATACTCACAGAAAGTGATGGAATCAAAGGTTAATAAGGTAGACAAGACTCTTGATGAGTATGACAAGTTCACCAAGCAGTTGGACAACCTTATGGGTGAGCAGATGATTTATACTGATACTGAATCTGCTACCCTTGATGAACTTGATGTTCCACACTTGGAGGCAACGGAGATTCGTCATATAGGTGAGCTTATTGGTAATGCAATCTCTGATATGATTACAGACCTTCAGAAAGAGAAAGGTCTTGCTGAGAAATGGTTCCCTGCCATCAAAACAAGAATTGACTTTCAAACAGCATCTAGAAAGAAGATTGTAGAGGCATTGGGTATCAACAATCTTGTGACTAGAGCTAGGGAGATGTTTAACTCTGAGGTTGTGTCTTGGGATGATATTAACCATTCATTCCAAATGGACTTAATCTATGACAACTGGGATGCTATGATGTCACTTGCTGCTGATACCTTTGCCTTCAATGAGGGCTTTGGAATCACCAAGGACTATGGTGATGGTCATTTTACCACCACAGACACTGCCAAGGTAGACTGGAACAACTTCAATGATTATTCCAATGACCCTGATGTAGTTGGTGAGGAAGGAGGAAAGGATGACCAAGAGCATTGGCAGATAGAGCAAAGAACCATTGACATCCTTAACTCAATGAGTGCTTTGGTAAGACAGGGACTTCATGAGTGTTATCTCTTGGATAAGGATGGTAACAAGGAAATCAGCAAGTGGGGTATTCCAGAGAGGGTCAACCCTAGGGAAGCCACCAACAGCATCCTTAGATGGACACAGGGTACATTGTCACTTGATGATATGATAAAGAAGCTGTCTGACAAGCAGAAGAGCAATACTTGGTTATCCCAGCTTATCACAAGACTTAGTGACAAGAGTGGTAAAGAGACTGACTTCCAAAGTCAATTCTATGGTGTGTTCCAGAAGCACTTCCAACTTTACTCCATTATTAGGTTTGAGGATGGAAAGTACAGTAGCATGACTGTGAATAGTCATCCTGCCCTTACAGATGTAATGAATACCATCACCTCTCAGTTTAAAATGGGCGAGCATCCTCTCTTTGGTAAGGAAGGTAAGATTAATGCAAAGTTATTGGGAAATGATGAAAATACTGTAGGAAAGAATGCAGCATTCAATCTCCACAAGGCTTATGCTGAGGTGAGTGAGGTAAACAAGTCTCTACAAAAAGGCAATGCCCTTGATGAGGAAATGAGTAAAACTATCTCAGATAACATTACCAAGATAGGCAATGTCCTTGGGTTCAAGATAGATAAGAATATGCTTTCTGATGTCATTAATAAAGAGAATATCAAAAAGTGGTCTGATGCTCTTAGATACTTGACTACAGACTTGGACAAGGTATTTGCCAAGCAAAGAAAGGGAGAACTAAAAAGCTATGACCCTTTCAAGTTTGGAGGAGACAATAACATTGGTGGTACACTGAGAAACTTCCTTACCCCTATCACTAACAAGTTGGAAGATACTGCAATAAATGCCTTCTATGACAGTGGCAAGATGTATCAATCCTATGTCACTCCTTCCTTTATGACCAAGCTCTTCAATAAGTTCCATCAGGAAGGCAAGGCTTTCGAGGACTTCATTATGAATGAGTATGGTTCCTCAGAGTGGTTTAGGTTCAATCCTGAGAATCCTGAGATTAATAGAGGTTGGAGAAATGATTGGCTTAAGAAACTTGCTACAGATGAGAATGCCAGAAAGGTGTTTGACCATAAGGTAGAGCTTAACTTCAACAAGCATAACTATATGAGAAACATGAGTGATACTGAGTATACATTGTCTCTTATCACAGAGTATTTCTCAGAAAGTGCCAAGAGAGAAGACCAAACTCCATCATGGTACAGGGTGCCTATGCAGTCCAACAAACCTTCATCAGAGTTCATTAAGTTCTATTCTTACAGAGGAAGTGAATACAAGCAACATATTACTAATAGACTGTATGGTATATTCTTGCAGGAACTCAGTAGAATACAGACTGTAAGGATGAGAAATATGTCCAAGAAGGATGCAGGGTTTATCAAGAACTTTGATACCAATGGACGTAAGTTCAATTTCCTTCCTGTATTGAATGCCTACTTGGAGAATGATGCCCTGTCCATAACAAGAAGGAATATCCTTAGAAATGAGGATGATACCCTTTCTTATGACAATGCTAGGTTTGCATCTCTCCTACAGAAGAAACTGAATGGTGAGGAAGAACTTACTTCAGATGAGGAAACTCTTCTTAGTAATCTTGCAAACAGAGTTATCAAACAGAGCATGGAAAACAGAGTGCAGTCTATCCTTGATTCTTGGGAAAACAATGGTATTCTTGATGCTGCAAAGAACATCAAGGACATCTATCCTTCTGAACTTAGTGATGAGGATGCAAGTTCATGGACTAGAGAACAGGTGGAGAACTTCCTTTGGAATGATGCACTTGCCTCAAAGAACATCTTGCAGCTTACCTTGTCAGATATATCTTTCTATAAGGACACTGAGGACTTGCAAAAGAGATTGGCACAGCTTCATGCCCCTGGTGTAAGAGGTAACATATTTGCTACAGACTATGATGGTAACAGAGTATCTGATGGTAAGTACAGAACCTTTATCTTGCAGGATTTTGATAGCTTTAAGTCCAGCATCATTGCCAATATCAGTGAGGTATTTGACAGGAAGATAACCAATGCCCCAGAACAAGACAAACCTGCAATGATTGCTTTGAAAGAATCTCTTGTAGGTAAGGATGGAAAGTACACCAAGATTAATGTCACTGATGCACAGGGATATTCCTCTCCTTCCTCTTACAGAAAGAAAGCTCTTATCTTTGGTAAGTGGTCAAAGGAGGCTGAAGGCATCTATCAGAAGTTGTTGAAGGGTGAGTATACCTATACTGACCTAGAGACAGCCTTCCAGCCTTTGAAGCCATTTGTCTACTCAAAGCTTACCAAGGACATGGGTGTTGAGGATGCTCCTATCCACAGTATGCAAGTGCCTTTCCAAGCCAAGAATGCCGAGTATCTCCTTATTATGGCTGATGCTATCCTCAAGGGAGAGAGTCTTTCTAGACCTAACTTATTGAGAGCAGTATATAGAGTAATGGAGGATTCCGAGAAGCTGATGCCTACCAAGGGTATTGACACTGTTCAGTTTGAGTCTTCCATTAAGTCTGGTCTTCAAGGTAAGATGAACATTCATCAATTCAGAGAGATGCAAGGTGGTGAGGAAGCTGCATATACCTTTATGAAGAACCAAATCTTCAAGGAGGAATATGATCAAACCACAGGTGAGAGGCTATACAGGGACTATAACACTGATACCTTTGTACATGAGGCTTCCTATGATGACTATTGCTTGCAGCAGGAGGTTCCTGAGCACTTCAAGGAGCATTCACAAGCCCATGGCTCTCAGATAAGAATGATTACTCCTTCTGACCTTGACCTCTATACCACTGATGAGAAGGGAAACCAAGTAGACAACTACTATGAGTGGACAGAACCTAATGGTATTAAGAGAAGAGTCAAGGCTGATGAGTTCAGAAAAGAATATGAGCAAACCATTGCAGATAATATTAAGGAGAGTATCAGCAATCTTGAAAAGGAACTTCACTTCAACAGTGAGGATAAGAGGGAGAGAAACATAGCTCTCTCTAAGATCCTACAGAAGGAAATCCTCTCCTCTCCTAGATATGGCATTGACCTAGCACAGGCTTGTGCCATTGACAAGGAGACTGGTGAGTTCAGAATACCTAAGGGAGACCCTATACAGGCTAAGAGAATAGAGCAACTTATCAATTCCATCCTTAAGAACAGGGTTAACAAGCAGAAGATTGCAGGAGGTCCTATTGTACAGGTATCTAACTTTGGTATTTCAAAGCAACTTCATATTAGGTTCAATGACAGACAAGGCAACTTGATGCCTATGGAAGAAGAATATAATCCTTCAAAACATAATGGTCAATCCTATAAGGACTACATAAAGGAACACCAAGGAGGTATTGCTTACTTTGAGGTGTTTGTCCCTATCTGGCATAATGAACTCTTTGATAAGTTTGCTAATCCTGATGGTACCATCAATGTGGATGCTATCAATGCTGTAGACCCTGAGCTTCTCAAGATGGTAAGTTACCGTATTCCTACAGAGGATAAGTACTCTTGTGCTCCTATGAAGGTTGTTGGTTTCATGCCTAGGGAAGCTGGTGATGCCATCATGCTTCCTTATGAGCTTACTGAGATTGATGACTCTGACTTTGATGTTGACAAGAGATATGTCATGCGCAAGGACATTCCTATAAAGGAAAAGAATAGTGATGACTATGTTGATGAATTGGAGGAAAGAGGAAAGCAACTCTATAAGTCTATCTTGAAGGAAGAGCCTGCCAGTGGTTATGTAGAGAGAACTGTTGATGAATTGCTTAGAAACCCTAAGAAGTTCAATACTGATAGTCCTTTCAGAAGGGCACTCTATGCAGAGCGTCAGAACCTTGCTTATTATACTGATACTCCTGTTGCAGGAAGAAGGTATAGAGATAACAAGATTATTGATATGACTTATGCAGTGCTTACCAACCAAATGACAGCAGACAAGATTCTTAACCCTGGCGGTTTTGATGCTCCTAAGAAGATGGGATATATGGTAGCTGCCTATAAGAATCCTGCCAACAAAGGTATCTCTTGGGATGCTCTTGAGGGTATGTCCATTGATGAGTTGAAGAATCTATCCTATACTGATAAGGACTTGACTTTTGCTGATACACAGGTTCAGTTCTATAAGCAGAATAGTGCAGCAGCTTCATTAATTGGTGTTTTTGCAGTCAACAAGGTAGCTCATGCTACTCTTGAGGGTAATGACATTCTCCTTGATGTATCTGAGATATGTGGAGATACACCTTTTACTATTGCAGTAAATCTTAAGAAAGATTCAAAAACAGGTAAGAGTCATATCATAGGAGGAACTACTTTTGAAGGTAGAATGCAGATAGACCAAAAGTATGACCAAGAAGGTACATTGATTGGTAAGACATTAGGTTCATTGGTATCAGCATCAGCAGATGCAGTGAAAGACCCTATATTGAACTTGATGAACATTAACATGACTACAGCTGGTATGCTTAATACTATGCTTAGACTTGGAATGCCATTTAATGATGCAGCTCTCTTCCTGTCACAGGATGTAATAGAAAGATTGCTTGGTCAGTTCAATAGAGAGAATCTTGTAAGTTATGCTCCTTTGAATGGTATTATTGAGGATTGGCTTGATAAGTATAGAGCAAAGTATGACATTACAGACAGTTCTACTATCAATACTGAGGCTCTTACCAAGGAAGAACTCATTGAAGGTCTTACTACTGATGAGCATGAGGCTATTGATTACAAGGTACTTCTTGCATTTCAAAAGCTAAGAGCACTCACTGACGCAATGAGAAATCCTACATACATCACTAGATTCAACTCTATATCCAGTGCAGTGGGACCACTCATCATAGACAATCTCATTATGGAACATAAGATGGAACAATTCCTTGATGTCAATGCAGAGGATGGCACTCACTTCTATACCTCTGATGGTACTCCTGTGGATGCAAAGACCATCTTTGACAACCATCCTATCTTGCAACAGTTCTCTAGGACTGTAGGCATTGCAAAGTCCATGTTCTCGGACATGCCAGCAGGCAGCAAGGGGTTCAGGGATTTGCTTGCAAACCTTCCTGTAGATATTGCCAACAAGATGTATGCTGATAAGAAGTTGTTGGATAGTTTCTCTAACTTCTATCAGTCATATCTTCTCATACAGTCTGGTGTAGTTGACCCTAAGCACTTGCATGACTTTGTAAAGGTGTTCCCTACATGGTATTCAAATCATATCAAGGATAAAGACCATCAAGACAATGCCTTAGTACAAGCTATCAGGGTCAATGTTTCCAAGAAGACTGGAAGACCATACTTGCAGATTAATATCACAGGCATGGATGAACAGCAGAAAGAGATGTTGAGAAGTGCTTGGACAGACCTTTATAAAAAAGGTAAGAGTGGCAAGCAATTAGCCACTTGGCTCTTTGAGTATAGTTTCTTCAGAGCTGGAATTGGGTTCTCCCCTAAGACCTTCATGGCATTGGTTCCATCCTATGTCAAGCAACATCTTAAGAATGAGAATACAGGAGCCACCTATCTTGATACCTATAGAAACTTTCCTGAGGTAGTACCTGACATGGTGATAGACCAGTTTATCAGAAACAACTGGGATAACAACAAGTTGGTGCCTTGGAAAGGTGGAAAGGATTCCCATTATAACATAGACGTAAAGCATGGATTGCTTACTGTCTATAGAGAGGAAGAGAAGGCTGCTCTTGGTGATACCTCCTATATCAAGACAAAGGTAGGCAAGGAAACTTATCTTTGGAAGAGGGAAGAAGGCAATAATGTCAATGGTAACATTGTATTTAAGCCTATCAAGCCTCTTGGTAACAATGGTGAGTATCTTGAGATGAATACCTCTTGGATTGACAAACCTTTGTATGATACACTGAGTGAAGAGTCCAAACCTACTGATGAAAAGACTGATACCACAGATGTTCAACAAGAGGCATCTGAGTTGAAGACTGAAAGTCCTCAGGAGACCTCTACTGAGGAAATTCCAAATACCTCATTGGTCAGCAAGACTGAGAAAGTAAAGAATCTATCTTCTTTTGCAGACTTGGTAATGGGTCAAAATGCCTCTGTAGGAAAGGACATTTCAAAGGAAGAAGCACTCAAGAGGTCTGAGAAAATGAAGAGCAATCCTGAGCTATATGGAAAGTTCTTCCAAAATGTGTTCAAACAAAAAGGTTTGGACTTGAGTGTAGAAGAAGCTATTGAAGAATTTAAAAAGTATTGTTAAGTATGAGTAAAGACACATGTAAATTATATCCAGAAGTAACCACCCCCAAAGGAGGGGTGGAAGCTTCTAGATTATATAAGGATTTATTGAACAAGGATAAGTTTGACTATCCAAGACCATTTGTGAACATGGTATATGCCAACTATATAGTTTCAAACATCGAGGCTAAGATGGAGGCTGAGAAGAATGCAGATGGTACGCCAAAGTATCAAAGAAATAGACAGGGGCAATTCAGTGCCAAGGATGTAGTGGAATACCTTGACTTGAATAAAGTCTTTGGTGAGATTAACACCATGTCTGATGAGGAAAGGAGAATAGGCTCAGTAGATTCAAATGGAAACAAGGTTGATTACACCAATGCAGAGGAAGCCTTGAAAAAGATAGTTGATTTCAACAATACCCATAAAGGATTGGTTGCATATCTTATTCCTCATGGTGAGGTTTACAACATCAATGTATACACTAAGGATTCCAGAACTATCACCATGTCTACAACTATGCAGAACATGCTTGATACTTGGAATAGAAGAAAGCAAGTGTTTGAAGAGGCAGGTGTAGACATTACAAAGATGCCAGAGGAGCTTAACAGTATCTTTAATGCCAGCAATACTTTCCTAGACCAATATCTTAAGAATCTCACAAGTCAAAAGAATGGAGATTTCTATAAGAAAGATGCAATGGCATTGCTTTACATTGACAAGGATTCTGATGAAGTGCAGAGGCTAGTGAAGAAGTTTGGCTCCATAGAGGAAGCTGCCCTAGCCCTTGATGATTTCAATCATGGAAACATAACCTTACCTAGCAATGAGCAACATCTATTGCAGATGGCTTTAAACCATGCCAAGAAATTGCATGGTATAGATATAGATGCTTTGGTAGATGAAATGAACAAAATGACCAAATCAAGTCTTAAAAGTCCAGAGTGGAAGATTAAGCATGAGATTATAAGGGAAAACAAGAAATGGGGAATTGACAAGTTGGAGATTAACAGAATCAATAATGAAATCAAGTTCCTTTCCCAAGCAAATGCAGAGGCTGCTGTACAGATTGACAGGAGAATCAAGGAACTCTACAAGGAAAAAGGTACCAATGAGGAAGGCAGGCAATTGGAAAGTGTACTTAACAAGCTTATGAATGAGCTTAATACCAATCACTACTATACAGGTATCATTGATTTCCTGAACATTGCAGGAGAGGATGCCTCTAAGCTAGACAAACTTTTGGAAAGTGTTCCTCAGGATGGGGATGAGAGAACTAGGATATTTAATACTATCAAGACATTACAGGATGCTAAGAAAGTTATTAACCAATATAAGTATATAGTGAAAGCTCTTGCATCAGATGGAATAACAGTCGATGAAGCTGTTACCATGGAAAACATTAAGAATATCAAGGATAAGGCAGAGAAACTCTCAAAGTTCTTTGCTAAGAAAGAAGGGGTCATAAAAGATCAAACCAAGACTATATTGCATGATTTCTTTGTAATGGCTACTGATGGAAAAATGAGTGAAGGTGAAATCCATAGCATTCTTGAGAAGGAAGTGATGGAAGCTGGATGGACAGATAGGTGGCTAAACAGTGTAGGTACTGCGAAAAATACATTCATTGCAGCAGCAGGAACCATTATGCGTAATCAAGAAATCCAAAGAGACCAAGCAAACACTGCCATCAAGCATCAGATAAACAGGGCAAACTATAAACTTACCAAAGCAGGATACAATACTAGGTTCATGTATGAGGATGAACAACATATTGTTAGTAACATCAATTGGAAAGCCTATGATGCAGCCAAGGAAAAACAACAAAAGAAACTGACAAGACAAGGATATAGAGGCTTTGACTTCAAGCAGCAAATGGAAGACTGGGAAGCAGCCAATACAGAGGAGAGACTTGTTGATAAGAAGAATGGCAGAAAGGAAAGAGTTCCTAATAAGAACTATAGAAAGATTGAGGATTTCCAGAAAGGATGGTCAAAGGAACAGAAAGAATACTATGATACCATGATGGAACTAAAGGGTGAGCTTGAAACCTTATATCCAGAGAAAGGAAGAAACTATTACCTACCTCCACAGGTAAGGAGAAACATGGTGGATGCCATTACAGATTCCACTAAGGAAGGAAATGTAAAAGGTATAGGTAAAGCTCTGAAAGATAAGTTAAAGAACTTTTATACCATCAGGGAAGATGATACTGACTATGCAGAGAATGGCATGGTGAATGGTGAGGAGGTAACCTTTGGTGATGGTAATTATGATAATACTGAAAAGAAAGAGATTCCTATATTCTTTCAGAAACCTGTTGAGAAGGGAGAACTATTACTTGATTTCTCCTCTGGCATGTCAAGACTTGCAGGTTCTGCCATAAACTATGATGCAATGAATAGCATAAGGGATGTCATGGAGTTCATGAGAGATTATGCTGATGAGAAGAAAGCACCAGCAAACAAAACACAAGTAGTGGACAATGGCATGATAAGAGTAACCAAGGATTTATACAAGATAGCAAAGAAAAATGGTGTAGCAGAAATATTGAATGGATTCATAGACAGTCATATATATGGTATCAAGCAATTTGATGAGAAAATGCCAAAGGGACTTGTGAAAGCACTTGATTCCATTAGGAACTATACTTCATTGAAAGGATTGATGTTCAATGCTCCTGGTGCCATGGCTAATGCCCTCACTGGTGTACAACAGATATTCATTGATGCAGGCAGTGGTGAGTTCTTTGGTGGAAAGGACTTGATATGGGCAACAGGAAAGCTCTTTGGTGACGCAGGTCTAAAGGGGGAAGCCATGGAGATTCTATCCAATAATGCAAGTCATAAGGCAAAGCTTCTTAGGGATTTGTTTGACCCTATGCAAGAGAACTTTGAGAATGACAAGAACAAAAGGTATCACAGTTCAATGTTCAGACAACTTATCTCAAAGGATTGTTCCTTCATTGGCTATGGTGCTGGTGAGTGGGCAATACACATACTGCCAATGTATGCCATCCTTCATAAGCAAAAGGTAAAGCTCAATGGAGAAAAAATTTCCTTATATGATGCCTTGGAAGTAACCAATAAACAGGATGGCAATGCTGAGTTGAAGATAAAGGATGGAGTTACAGACCTTGATGGAAATCCTATAACTGACACATATATTAATAAAGTAAGAGGAATAATCTCCTATGCCAACAAGACTATGCATGGTGCCATGAATGCTGAGGACAGGGGACTCATACATCAGTATGTGCTAGGTAGACTTGCCATGAACTTTAGGCAGTGGATGGTAGGATTCTACTCTAGAAGATTCAGTAGGAGACACTTTAACTTTGACCTCAAGGACTATAGGGAAGGATATTGGACTACACTCTACAAGGCACTTGTTACAGATGATGTAAAGGATGAATGGAAAGCAAGTACTTGGAAGAATGGTAGATTGAATGTCATGGGACAATTCCTAAAGGATTTCACTACTTTTATGTGTAGGTCTTCTACTCAATGGAGCAACCTTAATGATATGCAGAAAGCCAACATAAAGAGAGTTAGGTCAGAGATGCTTACTTATATAGCCCTAATAGGTCTTAGCTTTGCACTTGGGGAACCTGATGACCATAAGAAAGAGTTCTGGAGAAGGTGGTGGATATACCAAACAAAGAGAATGATAACAGATACTGAGGCTGGATTACCTATGCCACAATTATTTAATAGTGGAATGACTATATTAAACTCTCCTATGGCAGGAATACCTACTATTACAGCTCTTATGTATACTGTAGCAGGACTTTATAATGGTGATGTTTTTACAGAAATACAATCAGGTAAGCATAAAGGAGAAAATAGGTATATAAGAAATATGATTAAATACAATTTGCCTTTGTTTAAAGATATTGAGAAAATGGAAAACTTTGATTCTGATGATTCATTATTCAAAGTATTTGACTATAACTTAGGCAATCATTAATATATAAGGGAGGTTAATAACCTCCCTTTATTAATATCCCTTACCTTTATTAGCAAGTTTATACTTATTATTAGGAAGCTTCATTACAATAAGTTCATTCTTTCTTTCCCCTATTTCTTCTTCTGTAAGTTCTCCTAACTTTGATGAAAAACCTACAAAAGTTCTTGTAAAGCCTTTAGTAAACACACAACTATGAAAAGTTTCCCCAGTATCACTATTTACATATTCCTCTACTTTCATCTTACCAAACTCATCAGAGAAAGCTACAAGGCTCCAAGTTCTTAATGTTTGTTTTCCACTAGGAATAGGAAAATTATTAAAGTCTTTCTCAGACATTTCTTTATAGACTTGATACTTACTGAATACTTTCAATATATTTTGTCTTAAGTCCTCAGGAAAAGCTATATGTTGCTTGGCATTTATTTCTATGTCCCAAAAAATGGCAGCATCCATCGTTGCCAATATTTGGGTATCATTGGAACTAAACATAAATTTAAACATACTGCAAATAACAGAAAGGAAATCTTCATGAGTAGGCATGATGTTATATCTAGCAGACTCATTAAGTACCCTTGCTATTCTTGAGGAGTTAATTACAGTTTTCAAGACATTAGTAGCCTTATTTCTACTATGGTTTTGATAATAGAAATGCTCTAGAAAATGTTCTCTTATTGCATAAAGATCTAGAGAACTCTTACTATAAAATTCATATAAAGAGTATAACATAAGCTTTCATTTTTAATCATAACGAGGGTTTTTATACAATATTGCATATACCATAAGAAAATTGCAAGTATCTCTTAGTACTTTTCTTAATATCTAGTTATTTTATCATAATACATCTACCTTTGCATAAAGGATAGATATTGTTAATATGATAAACTGTAAGATACCATTTGAGAAATCAAGACCTAGGCAGCACTATACCTCTAGAGGCAAGTCAAAGGAAACTTATGAAACTAAAGAAGCTGCTGACAAATATATATCTAAGCATAAGTTAGTAGGTATGAAATCCTATTTCTGTAATGTATGCAACAAGTATCATATAGGACATTACACTATCTAGGCATAGTAGTAAATGTATAAATAGTAATATAATGTTAGAAAGAATTACAGGAGTGATACAGGCAATCACTGATTTTTTAGGGGGATTCAGTAAACTAAATGAGGTAAAAGACCATTCCATCACTATCTTCTTTAAGATAATTCTGTGCACCATAGTAGCTTTATTCCTAGGAAAGCTATTTCTAAGGGACGAGCTTTATGATTGGGTAGTAGATGTAATACTAAAACCAAATCCTATTACTATAGGGGCAGTTATTGGGCTAGCAATGGTAGTGTACTCAATGTATGCCCAGAAGAGAACTATGAATGCAGTTCTTGATGCTTTGCAATGGCAGAAGAAAAGAGACAAAGAATGCTATGCACAAACATCAAAGATAGAAGATGAGGCTAATGACCTTACAGATTACCTAAGGGAAGCATTACATTGTGATGTGGTAACAGTAGAATTGATGCATAATACTGAAAAATACATAGGTGGGTATCATAAGAGGTTCTATGATGAGAGCTTCCCATCAGTAAATACTGCTGAGGGAGTACAGTTCAATTGCAAGGATTACCAGAGCATTCCTACCAACCTTTTTCCTATCATAGGTCACATGCTAAAGAATAAGTTTGAATGGTTCTCATCCATCAAAGAGGTTAATAAGATTGATGCTGGCTATGCTAAGATATTAAAGGACTACAAATGTATAGCACTAGGTATGAGGGCAATGAAGACCTCCAAAGGTGAAGACTTGGGTATTCTTACTGTCACCTGGAGAGAAGGCCATGAAGATAAGATTCCTTCAACAGATGTAATACAAGAGAAGATGACAGAGGTAGCCTCCAAGCTTGAGATTCTTCTTGATATGTCAGAATATGAATAGATTCTTTTCATTTCTTTTCAATTCTTTAAACATTGGAAAGATTTTGTCATGTTATTATAAGACAAAAGGTAGGGGTTTACACCTCTACCTTTCTTTTTATCTAAATTCCTAAGAACATATCTGTCCTACATAGTTCAATAAGCTAGGCATATTGTTATCTACCAATCCTGTAAAAGGAGTATCCTGACCAAACAATCCCATAATAGTATTAAACCTCTGTAAGTTATCAAGCCTCTCTTGCTTAGGATTATATACAGAAGTCTGGGCAGGCTTAGGAGTATTGAATAATGACTCATCAATTACAGGGGACTTATAAACAGTAGTAGGGTCAATATCCATGACATCAGGAGCTTGTAATAGTGGAATATTAAGACTATCAATATCAGTATCAAGAGCATTATAGTAATCCTGAGATGGTAAATACTGTTGTAAATCTATATGAGTGCCTAAACTATCATCACCTGTAAATCGAGTTCTAAAGTTACCACCAAAGAGTTCTCTTTCAGCATTTCTTCTAGTAGTCAGTCCCCTCAACTCATTATCTCTTGAAGCCCACATAGACCTCTGTACATCCTCCCTAGTAGCTTTACCTTGGGTATAGGCAGTAAGGGTAGGTAATACTCTTTCCTTCAAGTTACCCATACCAACATTATATCCATAGGAATACAATGCATCAAGCTGTTGAGGAGATAATTTATCTCTTACACTAGCAGGGATAACTCTATTAAAGTCATTAGCCTCTGCTGCAAAACTTCTATTGGTCTTCATGGAAGAACCTTCCCAATTAGTGATTCTTCTCTTAATGCTTTCAGAAGGCTTATAACCGCCACCAGCATATTGATTACCTTGCCAAGTCTCTGTATAAACATTCCCATTACTATCAGTAGTAGGATAATATCCCAGTGAGGCATCTTCCATAAGAGCCTTGAGAAATGTAGGATGATGTGGAGCTTTGAGTATTTTACCACTCTGAGGGTCTCTAGAACCAAGGTGATATGACTTATCTTCTGGATTCCACATAGGTTGCATACCTGCTTTATAAGCAGCCCTCATATCATAATCATTGTCATTGGTGCCTCTTAGGTTCTTAGGAAGCCTACTTCTCCAAGCTCTATAGCCTGCTTCATCCTGCATAGTCCAATCATTCATCTTACCACCTTTGGCAAACTCATTATAGGCTTGCCTTATCTCAGGAAGAGTAGTAATACCATTGGCAATGGCTACTCTCATCATCTCAGCCTTATCTTTCATAGATAGACTATCCCAAGAGTTATCATCAAGATAGCCTCCTTCATCATACTTAGATGGAAATCTTGTTGGTTCTTTCCAAGGTCTTGGAGTCCATTTCTTGGGAGTGCTAGGATTTGAAAGAACCTCGTTTACAACTAATTTATTAAGAACTTTCTTACCTACTTTAAGTCTATTATTATAGGAATCTTCCTTTCCTTGAGGTCTTACATATCCATAGCTAAGTGCTCTAAATTTCTTATCAAAAGGAACTTTGTCACCATGAAAGTTTTCATAGGTCTCATTCTTAGAATTATACCCACTGCCCTTGCCTCCATGAGTCCAACTTTTACCATCTGTAGAATTATCAATGGTATTTTTTATATACTGAATTTGATTTTGTAATTCCACATCATTATTAGAACTCTTTGGTCTATATCTATCAGCACCCCATTGGAGTAGCCCTTGATAAGCACCACTAGGATTCTTAGCAAGAGGATTACCTCCAGATTCTTCTATAATAGAACCTAGAATAGCTGCCCTTTGATCAATTGGCATTGGCTTTAAGCCTTCATTTATCCTAATCAAATTAGGAGTTTCATATCCCCTACCTCTAGTAGTAGATATTCCTTCAAAATCTATCGGCATAAATTAATATTTTCCTTTTCTTAAATCATTATACTTGATGCATACAGTATCACCTTGATCACTAATCCAAAAGCTAACAGAGATAGAATCCTTCCAATAATTATAATAAGTTGAATCTAATGGAACATAATTATATTTTCGATAAATTATCTTATAGGTACCATAGTCTTTATAGCAATCTTGATTCCTAGTATCCACTACTATCTCCTTAACCAACTTACTATGAGGAGTAAAATGCTCATAGTAATGATCCACCTTATAGGTATGATACTTAGCAAATGCTAGGACTACTGCTACCATGGTAACTAAAGCTATTATATATTTCTTCATAATCAATTCTTTTTATGCAAAGATACTATAAATACTCTTACGCTACAAGTGTCAATGCTTTCTTTTAAGATTTCTTAGACTTATGATTCCATTCATCTATCTTATCAAAGAGTACTGAACACATAAACTCTAATAAGTAAGCCTCTGTCTCTTCATCATCAACACCCCTATCCTTACATATTTTTCTCATAGCATGATACATTTCATGTATAATAACAGTCTTTGATAAAGTCTTTGGTGTACCATTAAGTATGACAAAGGTTCCCTTGCCACTATCTGAGCTTTGAATTACATAGGTTAACCCCAGGGGAAAAGGGTCTTCTATCTTTAGCTCTTCTCTAAGTACATTTGCAAATTCCTTTGCATAATTAGATTCCATAAGTAAATCATCTTTAAGAACAGATTCAATCTCCTCTTGAAGAAATTCCCTTGAGTTAGTGATGATTACTGCAACATCTCTACGGAATATATCTACAGGTATTCCCATAGACCATATTTTATCTTTTTGTTTCATATCAATCTACATTATCAAATATTGTAAGTTCCTGACTACCTCTAGCCTTGTCATTTTCAGTGAGTTCTTCCTCAACTTTCTTCTGTAAGCTCTGTATTGAATTTACTATACCCTCCACATTCTTCAATGTAGAGGTAATAGAGGATATTTGATACTTAGGTTTACCTTTATCATCCTCCTGCTCTAGAATATCTGGCTTCTTAAGAAATTCACTTACTGTATGAGCAGCCTTCAATGCAGCATTAAGTAACTCTTGTGAAGGAGTTACTGTATGCTTTTTATATACCTCCATGGCTTCCTTCAATAAAGGAGAAGGAGTAAAGTCCTTAGGTAATCCCTCCTGCTCTATGATAGTCTTAGCCCTCTCATTCATATCAAGAATATAAGAGTAAGTACTCCTAGGATCTATCATAAAATATAAGTAGGAAATTTGCTTAAAAAACTGTTCTTTTGATGAAGAACGGTCTTGGTTATACAGCTTCCTTATAGGCTTGACCAACATGGCTTCATCTGCCACTTGGATGGAAAAATTTTCAACTTTGATTAATTTCATTACTTCTACTCTTTAAACATTATATTTCTCCTACTTACTGAAATACCTATCAGCTTCCCATTGTCGTCTTTTGGCAAGTCCAGATAGCTTCTGCCCTCCACAATATACCCATTTCTTAAATTCATCTCTAAGGAGTTTCTCAGAAGCTTTTGCTTTTATTCTTTTGAGAAGGGTACTTCCACCAAGGGCATTGCATCCAAGGTTATAGCTAAAGTCAACCAAGGCATCAAACTGTCCTTGAGTCATAGCAACTCCCAACTTATTTACATAGTTTTCATAAGTTACTAAATCCTTCCATAGTAGCTTCTCTGCATTATCCTTGGTTACAGTCATGGTAGCCTTTACATCAGCACCATAATGACCATAACCAATGGTTAGATATTTCTCAGATTTATCTGCCTTGTAAGGCTTTGCTGAGAATCCTTCAAACTCCTTCAATTTATTTATCAATATATCACTAGCTTTCATATTACTTCTTATTACTATTGTTCTTCTTTATTGTTGCCTTTATCTGCTGTTCTTTAAGTCTAGCATCATCTTTCTGTTTAGCTTTAAGATAGGAAAGGTTTTCATTGAATTGTCTTGTATTCTCTGATAGCTTTTCTCTTTCAAGAGCAGTAGTATCTACTGCATCACCTGCCTCTAGAGACATACGAATTTCTTCAGCTCTACTGTTTATCTGAGCCACCAAAATATTGTTCTCCATCTCATCTTGATGCATCTTATATTTAAGTTCTAACTCAGCTTGTGCCTGTTGAGCTTGTTGCTGCAATTGTGCTTGTTGCATCTGAAGTTGTTGCTGTTGTTGTTGCTGTGCTTCCTCTCTTCTCTTCTTCTCATTATTCTCAACCATCCTTTGTTTCTCAGCAGTACTCTTAGTGGTATATATCTTCATGATAGCTGAGAAGTCAAGAGCTTGATTCTGAAGGGCAGCCTGTGCAAGTGTGTCAAGTTTCTGACTAAGTTCCATGGTACCATTGCTATTGTCTACTACAAGACCATAATCACACTCTGCAAACTCATCACCATCAATTTCTACAATCTGTTTACTTCCATTGTCAAGGATATAGTCAAATTTCTTTTTTCTACCTCTAAGAGCAATCTTAGCTGTCTCTAGAAAACATTCAAGTACCCTCTTCTTTACATCATCATGTATGAAGAACAATCCTTCTGTAATAAGTGAAGATTGAAGAGTAGCCCTCTCAACACCCCCTACAGTCTCTCTGTTGGAAATCTGACCTTCCCTTTGCTTGGAGATTCCTGCTAGCTCTCCAATCTTAGTGGAAATCCATTCCAGCAAACTAATATATTGTTGAATCTCATTCCCAAGGGATGCATCTATAACTCCTGAGGAAGCATTGTTCATGGCACCTGCCAACTTACCAGTGGCTACACCTATGTTACCTTCCTTGAAGCTATCCTCAGCTGCTATATTATTGACATTGATATAGTACATCCACTTATCAACATCCCATCCTTTAGGCACCTTGGCAAAGTCCATCTTAATGATTTTACCTATGTTCTTTGCTATTACTTTATTAAGTCTATCATGGATAACATCATAGAGATAAGCATAAGGTTCCATTATATCCACAAGAGAGAAAGGCTCATTACCATTGATATTGTAGATACTACCAATAATGCCAAAATGACACCTTGAAGGATTACTAAGCCTATTGTACTGCACAGGTCTAGGTCTCATGTTTACATAGATGTCCTTACCTATCTTAGTACCTTCCCATGCTTCATTAACCCAAAATGTCTGTTCTTCCTCTCCTTTCATAGGGTCGCAATGGTAAGTCTCTGGATAGAAGTTAAACTCTTCCTCACCAGTTTCAGGATCATAGCTCTTTACTTTCTTAATTTGTCTTCTAGATTTCCAATACACCCTAAGTACTCTCACATTACCATTGCTATCATAAGGTAAGTAAGACTCATCAAAGGTATTATCAAATAGACTATAAGGGTCTATTACAGCATCTCCTGCTGTCTCAACACTAATATTAGGAACAAATCCATACCTAGGATCTAGGTTATCCATACTATCAGTATAAGGACTGGCATTACTATTGTCAGGAGCATTCTCCAGGGCTTCTATATCTTTCTTAGACAGTTGGTCATAGAAAGTATCAATAACTCTACCAGGATTCCAATAATCCTCAAGTACTATCATGTCAGCATCCTCTATCTTATTTGAATAACCTGACTTGATGACTCTCATCTTAGTAGGATTTATTTTCTCCACATAAGGTTCCCCTCCCACTATATCACATTGATAAGCTTCCTCTCCTACAGTATAGGCATCAACAAAACCTTTATTGAATAATTGGGGAATGTTAAGTTCCTTCATGTAATGATTAAGCAAAAGATTGCCTCTTACCTCTCTTTTATCTTGGTATTCATAAGTAAAATAATCTGATTGCTTCTGAATCTCTTGGTTAAACTCATCCTGACTTTGGGAATCATCCATAATTACTTGCTGAAGCATCATGTTTACTTGATTGTTCTTTTCCTCTTCTATCTCTGAAACAGCTGTTGGATTAGTAACTACAACCCTAAAGTCAAAGAGCCTCTTAGCTTCCTCACCTTTTAAGACAGAAAGCTTTGAGTTGATGATAGAATAGTGTTGAATATTATCTGGAATAAATGATGCATCCAAGCTATATGGATTTACCAATTGCTTGAGGTCACTCATGTGTATTTTACCATTGATAAGGTCATAGTTTATCTTCATAGCCTGTACAGACTTCCTTGTCAAGTGATAATGAAGTAAGCTATGATTGTCTCCAAAATCCACACATCTGCGCCTCCAAGATTTACCTTTCTTATTGAAGGTTAATTGTTGTGATGGAAATCCACCTATTGCGTTATATGCCATATTTAATCTCTTTATTTATTTTTAGGCAAAGATAATAAAAGGGATAAGCATTAAACAGGCCTTAATAACTTTGGTAGATGAATCTAAATATATTGGTTAGCATTATATATAAAAAGGAGAAAGACTCCCTTAGGAACCTTCCTCCTTGTATCAAACAGTTATTCTTAATATCCTCTTACACATGGAAATAGGAACGTATATTAAACATTCCATCTTTATCTTTCAACTTATCAAGAGCTAGTAGATGTATAGCTTCAAACAATTCATTACTAGGAATACTAGATAATGACTTACCTACTATCTTAGCAATAGAGGTTGAACTATCAGAGTAAATCATATTCATAGTTACATACATAGCCCACTTATTATAATAAGGTTCCTCTTCCATACAGACACCTTGGGATTCCATCATGGTTTCCCATTCTGACATATCCCAACATCCCTTAGGAGTCATATTGCTTACTATAGTAGTTGCCTCCTTCTTAGAAAGATAGTTATGCCAATTAATAGCTTCCAACTTATCAAGATAATCCTGTGCTACATCTGGTCTTAACTCTACCATATCTTTCATCATACCCTTCATAGTCTCACCAAAGACCTGCATATACTTAGGCTCACTAGAAGTAGCCATCTTAGTGTAGAGTCTATTAAATTCATTCATTATTTCTTTCTGTTCCATAGCTTTATGTATTATTCAACAAGTAAATTCTTTAACTCTAGGAAATCATCTTCATTGAAGACTATTGTCTTATTGCTACCAAAGATAATATTGGTGAAGATATTCTCAGGAAGGGTAAGTGCTATCTTTCCTTTGCCAATGGAGCCTTTTACTACTCCTATATCAAAAGGAGATTCCTCTATACCTTTGAATAGTTCCAAGGCATCCATAAACAAGGTGTCCATATTGATGTTACCTTCCTCATCAGCAAAGAACAAAGCAGCATTGTCAATTCCATTGCTTATCTTGCCTTTATACTTATTGATGATGTTATGACATCCTCTCTTAATATATACTGATGGTACTGCCAAGGTAGGATTCTCCTTTAACATGTCATCAACTCTTTCCTCTAGCCATAGGTCAATACTGCCTAGGAATTTCTCTTTCAATGTCTCTATATTCATTTCTGTTCCCCTTTCTGATTCTTAATATAATTCAAATATTCTTGCCATGTCTTATCACTATGGTTTGCTATATAGTCTTTCCATAAAGCCATATTTTTATCCTCTTCTTGCAAGGCATTTTTCTTTAGTTTCCTAATAAGTGCAAGGTGTCTTTCCAAGGCTTCCTTGCCATCCTTAGTACTTTCTACAAGGGGTCTTATGAGCTTGAGTTCTTCCCTTTGAAGAATATTGGCAACATCTTGATAACTTTCTACAAAGTCTTTATTTTGATTAAGAAAACTTTTCTGTGAATTAGTTAGACCATCCATTATCTTATCAATTTCATCCCAGATAGGTGTTTTAGATTGCTGAGGCTGCATTGTAAAGTTATTCTTTTGTTTTTGTAATTCAGCAAATTTCTGTGCCCATTCAGCCATTTGTGAATCTATTGTAGGAGTTGATTGTTGTCCTCCTAATATGGGATCTGATGCAAAATTCATAATGTATATCTTTTAAGTTGGTGATTATAAAGGAAGGTGCAGGCTCACCTAGTTATAGGGTATTGCCTCTCACCAACCTATTTATTCTTCTTAGTTCTCTTTCTAGAGACCTTAGTCCTATGCACCTGTAGTTGTGGTACTACTGGCACATGAGCAGCCTGAGTAACTGCCATAACCATTTACAACTGGTGTATTTGGTAAAACTAACTGACCTCGAATGCAAGTGCAGGTCTTCTTGTCAGTATAATCCATCAACAACCTATCTTGATAAGGTCTGATAGCCTTCAATACAGCAACTTCCTTGTCAAGTTCATTGAACTTAGCTGCATATTTCTCATTGAGGACATCATAGCTATCTCTTTGATTCTTGTAAAGACCAAAGCCCTGCTGAACCATAGCATCCTTCAACTTAGCATTACTCTCAGTCTGAGACTTATAGAGACTAAACTCTGCCTCCATAGCTCTCCTATTTTCAGAGTTCAATGCTTCTACAAAGCCTTTCCACATAGAGAATTTCTCTGCAACATCAGTCTCCCTCATTGCATAGAATTTATTGGATGTGTCAAGCTTCAAACCAAACATGTCAGTAAGTAGCTTAACCTCATCAGCATTCTCCTTCTCCATTACCTCCAGTGCTGTAGGAGCAGTATTACTAGTACTCATTCCACCATAGGTATTGATGTTTACATTGTCAGGCATACCTCCATTAAGGGATCCAAAAATGCTTCTGTTGTTATTACCAAACAACCAGGAACCTGCACCAAGTGCAGTACCAATAATACCCAGTGTTAAGCCTGCATTGCCTGTGGATTTGCTAGCATACTCATGCTTTCTGTTGTCATCCTCATAAATTTTCTTCTCGATGACTTTCTCATTTGTCATATCCATGATACAATCTTATTAAACAATTAATATTAGATTTATAAATACACAAGTAACCGATTACTGGAGCAAAGATATAACAAAAAAGGCTAAACAACATTAAGTTGCTCAGCCTCTTATAGTAAGTCATTAAATATCAAATATTTCTCTTGAGCAACATAAGTTGCTTTAGTTGCTCAACATCATCATATTTCCATACTAAAGAATGTTGATGAAGTATCTTCTTTCCTCTAGGAAGGACTCCTTTCACTACAATCCTATCCAAAGTAGATGAACTAATACTCAGTTCCCCACACACTTCTTTCTTAGTTAACCATTCCTTTTTGTCTATAGCAGTACCTCTTCTATCTAATTCATACTTAGCAAGATTACTAAAGTAAGTAATATCTGCTTTTGAGCATTCCCCATTACTGATCATTGACTTAAATTTATCCAAAGCACTGCAAAGATATTGTTCTTTAAGCTGCATCATGTTTTTTTTCTCTCCATTGCCTTTACTATCTCATCATACTTTTCTTTTCTTGCTTTACTTCCTTTAAATAAATCTGTTATACCTAGTATAAATGAGAAAAACAAGTTCTTAATTATCTTAGGAATATCTGCTTTATGTTTCCACCATAAACCAAGTATCTCCATAGCATATATGCAGAGAGTACAGTATATTAAAATGTAATGAGAGTCAACCATCTCATTAGTGCAAAAGTAAGAACCATAGTACCATCTCTCTACATTAATAAATATAAAGTAAACAAAAGGCACTCTGAATAGATTACATCTTCTAAAGAGATAAGTAGCAGGTAAGAATATAGCTGGTATAACAAGATATATCAAGCTATAAATCCAAGCTATGCATATACTATTAGCCTCTGGATAATCAAGAACCTCATGAGTATTTTGAGAAAACACATAGAATATATACCAATGGGATAACATAATACCAAGAGGTACTATCACTGCACACCATTTGTAAAGTGTCCATATACTTCTTTCTCCTTGAGTGGGCATACTACTTTCTTCTGAGTCTACAAAATCTACCATAGTAATCTGTTTTTAAGTTAATTTTTTATTCTTATTTAAATTAAATGATGCTGCAAATATAATAATTATTCTACTGAAATCCTCCATTTTGAAAATAAATTATAGTTAAACATTATTAATAGTATCAAATTAACAGATTTATTGGTTAAATAAGCAATATATCTTATAATTTGAAACTTTATACTTAACCTAAATAAGAAATATTCATTAAGTATGTATGGTGAGGAGGCTTGCTATCTGATGGGAGGATTGATGCAAGCAAGTATAAGGAAAGGTAAGCTATAAACTTACCTTTCCCTTTTTGTTTAAATCCTTTGCCAGTGCCA